GACCGGTTGGAAGAACGTATGTCGCTAGCCCGCATCGAGGAGATTGTAGTCAAGACCCACGGTGAGGTAACCGGTATGCGTATGCAGCTAACTGACCATGATCGTCGTATCGTGGCGTTAGAGAAAGCCCATGGTAATGGGTCGAGTGGTTCGCCGTCTCCGTCGTTTGTGCATCGCCCACAGTAAAGGTATACTTGAGTCTGAGGTAATCATGCCAGTAACCAAAAGCGGTATCAGCACTCCGGCCAATGCACCGTCCAAGCCACTGGGAGCGCCTGTCAAGGTGTATCCTGGTAGTTCCAAGATCGGTGCTCGTGGTAACGCAGTCCAAGGCCCCGTTAGCAAGAAATAGTCACGGGTAATTATCCGTGGCCTACAACACATTCACACTCGATGACTTAGCCTCCCAGCTAGGTGTAATGCTAGACGACGAAACCGAGCAGTATTGGGTACGTCAAGAAAAGTATTATGCGATCTGGGAGGCTATGTACGTGTGGGGGGCTTATACCTCGTACTGGCGGAAACGGCTGGAGTTCTACACACGGACCAACGGTGACCCCTACTACGACATGTCGGTTGTGTTCCCGATATACCGGCCACGCAATTGGACCTTGAATCAACTGGTGCAGGACATCCAGTACATGAGCCTGGAAGCGCCCAATGGGATTACCGGGGCTGGTATGAGCGGCCAGATCAGTATTGAGTCGGTGCTGTTGAGTGTGTCGAAGGCGATCAACAAATTCTTCCTGGATGCCCGAATACCCTATGCCGTCAACACTGGTGTACCTTCTCCTGTTCCTGGTGAGTCCCCGGTGGCCATGCCCCAGAACGTGGCGATACTACATCGGTGTATGTGGCAAGATACCGCGAGTGGCCGCTGGTACACTCTGTGGCGGCAGGACGCTTGGTCAGTGGATAGAGGCTACCCGACGTGGACGACCGAACCCGGTATGCCGGTTGGATTTTCCGAATCGGAACAATCACCACTTCAAGTCGAGATCTACCCGGCCCCTACCAATGTCGGCAAACTTGAGGCGATCACAGTTGACACCCAGGTGGTTGATACGACAAATGCAGGCCAGATAATCAACTGCCCCAATGAGTGGATACACGCGATTAAGTATGCCGCCCTGGGTGATCTGTTTAGTAACGAGTCGCAGAATGTTGACCCGCTACGGGCCAAGTATGCCGACACTCGGTATGCACAGTCGATCATGGCGGTGGCCAGTGCGCGGTCCATTATACGGGCCACATCATCCAACACCCCAATGCCGATTGACTCACTGGCTGCGATTGACTCATCCATGCCGTACTGGAGGAATCAGGCCGGTACGCCTGTAGTGGGCGGTGTGATGTACGACATACTGGCTGTGGCTCCGATATCGGACACCGCATATCCCATCACGGTTGACCTGTGCATCTCGGCTCCGATCCCACTGGCTGGTGATGAGTTTGTCCAGCTAGGCAAAGAGGACATGCGGCAGATACTCGACTACGCTGGCCATGTTATGACGTTCAAATGTGGCGGCAAAGAGTTCGAGAACACGTTCGATCAGTACGATGGATTCATGAAGGCAGTCGAGGGCCGCAACCAACTGACCGCCGCCAAGATAATGTATTTGAGTGCAGTTATGGGACAGGCTCAAAAGGAAACAACCGAACGTCCAGATAAGGTCTAACTATGCCCACAGCGATGCCCAAGGTGGTTCGATTCAATTGCACCGGGTTGGATCTCACCAGCCCGGTAGACGCTATGCCCGATGGTGGGTACCCGGTACTGACAGATTGCCGCGTACAGGTGGAGGGCAGGATTGAAGGGCGACCCGGTTACATTGCCGTCAGCCCGGAACTCAACCCGAAACAACTGCACTCGATACGCCGGTTGAATGACCCGGCACTCACATATTCGTCGGCTGGCCACACGTATGCCATTGGACTCGGGGTGGATCTGTACGCCGGTCAGTTGTCATCGCCGGGATTCATCACGGGTGGGTTCAGTGGTGACCCACTGTCACTCATTCCGTTCCGACCGGAGAACTCACCGGCTGCGTGGATGTATGTGTATGACTCCAACAAGCAACTCAAGATGCGGCCCGATGGAGTGGTGAGAGACATCGGGGTGGCCCCTCCCAGAACCCCACCCACCATTACCTACGGTGAGCCTGCAATGGTCACGTTGAGCAACGGTGAATCGGCAGTAGATTGGGTCGTATCTGGTGTGACCACGGCTGTCACCGACACTGACCGGGCAGCATCGTCCAGCCCCACAATCGGGTCGATTCTGTATGATGAGGGCACGTCCGGTTGGTGCTGTATTAGTCCGTCGCTCAACGGTGTGACGTTCTGGACCGGCCAGCGTATGCGGGTGGTATTTGATGCCGGTGGTGCAGCCGAGGAGCGTGTAGCCATCCGGGAGATTCACCCGGCCATCAACGGGACGACGGTGCAGTCGGTGATGTATGACACTGCCAACATCGGTTGGTGTACGGTTGTGCTTACCGACTCGCCGCCCAACATCGCCCGGAACTCATTGCTGGTGATTGGGTCCGAGATCGTCAAGGTGGAATCGGTCACGTACTCAGTCGATCAACTGTCATACTCGATTCGTGTATTCTCGGTGGGCAATCTGGCCGTTGGTGCAGCCGTGCAGGGCCGGATTAGCTGGTACGTGTATTGCAACAACACCCATGCCGGTGGGGAATCCATCGACATATTCTACGTGGCCGCTACCCAGGCAGACAAGGGAACTGGAGCTATCTCCACCCTGTACACCAGATCGGGTACGGTAGACACGTCCGGTGCCAACATCGCTTGGGTCAGTGGTGACAAGTTCGCATTTTGGGAACCGGGTACACTGATTACAATCAACGGGGTAGTGTATACCATTGACGGCGTAACCAGTGACATCGCCATGCTGATCGTGGAGAATGCCGGGGTGCAGGCCGCTGTGGGTTACAGTGTGGCCGAACTCAACGCTGGTCTGGCCAACGGTCGTCCGATCTCAGCCGCCGATGACTACATGCACTGTAGTGTGTTTCTGGGCAATCCCACCAAAGTCACAGAGCTTAACCTGTATGTTGATGTGGACTCCGGTACCACCTCCACCGGCAATGCGTTTACCCGTAACTACTGGAAGTGGACGTTTACCCAAGACGATCTCAACTCGTTTGGACCGGGTAATGCCTCGCAGGGATCGTGGATTGAACTGCTGGTGCCGATCTCCCAAGGTGTCAGATACGGTGGTGATCGCACTCGCACGTTTGACACAATCAAGGCCCTGAAAGTTGAAGTGGTAGCAACAGCCGCGTGTAACTATGGCATGGACTGTTGGTACTTTCTGGGCACATACGGCCCGACTATTCAACCCAACTCACCTGTGGGTATGTATTACCAGAGCCGGTACAGAGACTCCACAACCGGCGCTGCCTCACTCCCTGGTCCTGTGTCGATGTACGGTCTCTACCCGTTGCGCGAGAAGGTGATCGTTACTGCCGAGGCCACCAATGCAGCCGGGGTGGACAGCGTAGACCTGTACCGCATGGGCAACGCCATCGTCACCATGACTTACATCGGCACGGTGGTCAATGACTACTTCAGCCCGATACCGTTTAGTGACATCCAGACCGATCCGGTTATTGCACTCAACCCGCCGCCCGATTTGACGTTGGTGCAGCCGTGGCCGGTTCAAGCGGTCCCTAGATCTGGTGTGGTTAGTGTGGTTGGTACATCGGTCAAATGGATCAGCGGCGACAAGTTTGACCTGAACCTGATTGCCAACACCGTGATACTGATTAACGGGGAAGCCTACCAGATCTACGGGAACCCGGTCGATGATGAGCGGCTGGTGATAAATCTATCGGCGGGTGTGCAGTCGAACGTGGACTACGTGATTACGGCCCCGGTCATTGCGGCATCTAAACTGTCGTATGTGTTTGGCCCACTGGAGGGTCCGTTCAATCCGGTGATATTTGGTATCGGGGATGACGGGCTACTCTACTTCACCAATGCCGCCAATGCCGATGCCGCCTCTGATGCCAACACACTAGAGATCACCACCCCGAGTGAACAGCTTGTGAGTGGTGTCACCTGGAAGGGACTAGTGTGTGTCGGCTCCAAAGACAACGTGTATTTCGCCCGGTACTCGTATCTACAAACACAACAGGATGTCACCAATAACTCGACGTTCCAACAAGCCAATATCAGTTCGCCCAGTGGATTCTGGTCCCGGTGGTGTGTAGTGGCTGGGCCGGATGCGGTCTACTTTCTGGGGCAGGATGGGATCTACCGGGCCACTGAGAACGGTGCAGTCAACATCACCGACGCCAAGCTGTACCCGCTGTTTCCTCACGACGGTGAAGCTGCCAAGGTAGTCAACGGTTACTACCCGGTGGACATGGACAACAAAGACGCACTGAGGCTGTCGGTGTGTGACCAGGACTTGTTCTTTGACTATGTGGACACTCAGGGTAACCAGCGGACCCTGAGATACGAGATCCCCAAACAGCGTTGGTTCATGCACAAGTACGGTGATCCAATCAGGTTTCACTATCTGGTGGAGGGATCAGTAGACTATCCGGCCAACATGGAAGTGCTGATGTTGCCGACCAACTTGGGTAAGGTGCTGCGGGTCAATGGTGACATAGACGGCACCCACACACTGTCGCCCGTACTGGTTACTCCGTCATTCTCGGATGGCGATGACCGGCTGAAGAAACTCTACACTGATATGGTGATCGACACAGACTGCGGGTCAGCCGGGGCTGGTGGGATCGGCATCACATTACTCTACAACAATCAGGCTGTTACTGGACCGGGCACTGGGGCAGTCCCACAACTCAACCGCGAACAGGTGATCCGCAACATCGCCTCTCTTTCCAATTTGGAAAGTTACCGGAACGTGGCATTCAGGGTGACGTGGGATGGTGGGCCGTCAGCGGCACGGTTGTACGAGTTCATCATCTATGCGTATGCCCAGCCCTACATGTCCAAGCGGGTAGTGACCCAGTTCATTGATCTGGCGTTTACTGGCTGGAAGCACCATAGGCGATTGTTCCCTGGTATGATCTCCAATCACCCGATTGAGTTCACCATCAAGTGCATTGATGGCCGAACCTTCGGGCCGATCATCATTCCGTCTACAGGTGGGCAGTTCAATATCGTCACCCAGATGTTGCCGCAAGACATCAAGGATCTGGCGTTTGCCTATGAACTCGACGGCGGTGAAAACCAGTTTGCGTTGTTCCCCGACAGCTTTACCATCGAAACCAAAGAGTGGACAATGCCAGAATTTATTAACTTGGCAGTGTTCAAGGTATAATAGTGGCTGGTGTAAGTCTCCTATCACCCCACGCGGCTCGACCGGGTACGGTTTACTCCCTTTCTCCGTGCCCGGTTCTCGCGTATACTATAGGCATGATGACCCTGAGACTCATACTGATTGCACTGCTGTTGTCGATGACTCCAGCTAAATCTGGATCGTTTATGTCGGGCAGCAACACCTGTCCGACGAGCGGTAACAAGGCAGTTGCGTCGTCCACCACCAAGGCTGTGTGGTATGTGATCCAGACGCCGACCTCCAATGGCGGCAAGATCTACGTGGGCGGGTCGAATGTCACTACCAGTACAGGTACGGCATTGTCGGCTGGTGATAGCCTGTCAGCGCCACCCCAAGGTAACAGTGCCGCGTATGATCTAGCCAAGACCTATATCGCCTGCACGGTCAACACTGATTCGGTCACCTATATCTACGCGCAGTAGGTATGGCTAAACCACGCACATTCACCCGGCTCACTGTACCGTCTGTCGCACCGGACGCGCAGGCCGCGTTTAGTGATGTGTATGACAAGCTGGCCCAGCTATCGACCAACGACAACAGCGCCTTTCTCAAACAACTGGAAGCCATCAAAGACCAAATTTCCAAGTTGGAACAAACTAAGGCAACCGGCCAGATCAGTGGTGGGGGCAGTGGTGGTTCAGTAGGTCCAGTAATCCCGGCCAAGAGCATTCAGGGTGCAACGGGCAGGGCAGCGGACCCACAGCTACCATATCTGGCGGCACTGGCTGATCTACCGGATGACGCGGTATACGCACGCGATGGTGTGTTGATTGAGTACACGCCAGATCCCACTATCCAGGGATTGTTATACCGGTACGATGGTGGCACAGCCGAGTGGATTGGCCCGATGCTGGGTGTGGCGATTATTGGCACCCATGCCGACCGGCTGACCAACTGGCTACCGGCCACGCTCGATGTCGGTGCGATGTACTACGAGACTGACCGGACGGTGCTGTATGTGGTTACCCTCAACGGCCCCAATCTGGTGTGGACGTATGCCACCGGGTTGTACGAGTCTACCGGACCCAACCAGCCGGATGACTTGGGTGTGGATGACGCCGGATTTAGATTCAAAAACGAGACACTGCAATTTACCTATCGGTGGTCTGGTACAGCATGGCAGCTTGAACTGGAGTTGGGCACAGCAGTCACCACGGTACACACCGACCGGACAGCCAACGGCACAGCCACTACGGTAGAAATATCCGGAATCGTCAACACGTCCGGGTTGTCAGTGAGTTGGGTGAGCGGTGAACAGTTTGACAATGTGACCGGTTACTGGCCCGGTAAGACGATCAACATCAATCTGGTGGACTATGTAATTGACAATGTTGCATCGCCTACCTCCATGACCATACTGACCTCAGCCGGGGTGCAGGGTGCCGTGGTCTACTATGCCCAGTTTGGCAAGGCCGACAACGTAACTGGGAATGACTTCGAGGAGCGATGGGTAGGGTATCGTATCAATCTCGACGGGATAATCTACACGATTGCGTTTGTGGATTACACCCTGCAAGTCATGTACCTGGAGGAGATCACACCGAACGCAGTTGGTATCGACTGGTGGCTGATTCAACTGTCGAGCGTACTGTACCGGAATGGTGTCACACTCTACGAGACCGACCGCAAAATAACCTACGTGGCCGGGAATGCAACCGGACTACTGGACACGGCAACAATCACCGGGGTGGTAGACACCAACTTGGTCGGAGTGACGCGCATCGGCGGTGATCCATTCCAGACCAATGGAACCTGGACCGGACTGCCAATCGTGATCGACGGCAGTAACTATGTGATCGACACGGTTATTGATATTGATAATCTGGTACTGACAGCATCGGCTGGCATAGCGGTTGGTGTGGCCTACTCCATGCCGACCGTGTTTGAAGTCACGTTTCTGGCTGATGCTGATCCAGGCTGGGTGGTTGGTACTGAGATCATCATCGACGGGTCTGATTGCGTGATCTCTGGTATGGTGTCACTCACCAGCGGGTTTGTGATTGGGTCAGTGTCCATCGGGGCCGCACTGCCGTATGTGGTGCCGAGTGGTGCATGGATCTACCAGACGGGTATCTACTGCGATGACTGGATCGACATGCCCACTGATCTGGGTGTGTACGACGGTGGATTTTTATTCACATCGCTAGACTACTGCCATACCCACCGATGGACCGGGGCTACGTGGACGTTTGCAGTGGGTGACAGTGGAAGCGGTTACATAGTCGATGCACTGGCACCACCGAATGGTGGAGTGACCGCTTGGCAAGCCTGTGATGGCAGTGCAGTTGACGTGATGCTGGGAGATGGAACCACGGTACTGGTGACCACCCCAAGCTGGAATGGATCGAACGCATTTGAGCAGGCAACAGGTACCAACCTACCGGGTGTGTATACCAATCCCATACGCGCCAAATGGGAGACAGGCGCTCGTACTGATGACAACAATACCGGCCATACCCATGAAGTATCGCACGGGTCAGTAGAGGTCCAGAGCGGTACTGGATCTGATGTCGGCAGTGAGGGTGACAACAATACCGGGCCGGAGTCCAACACCCACTACCACGAACTCACCGACGCCAATGCCCAACTCCAAGAGCCGGGTGAGGTGGGCGGTAGTGTCCCAGCACGTATGGCGTTTGAGAAATATCTACGCCGATAGGTTATTCGTTGCGTGTGGCTTATAATTGTAGTATGAGCAAAGGGACCATTGAATTTATCGAAGAGGCCGGGACACACAGGCCACGAGTACTGACGGCTGAGGAAGTTGAAACACTCAAGCCGGTGTTTGAGGAGTTCGGGGGTACAATGCCCAACCCGGCTACATCCTTCTTTGTGGGCGTGGTGCGCGACGGCAAGGTGACCGGATTCCTGACTATTGCACTGGCCATCCACGCCGAACCCATGTGGATTGAACCGGGCAATGAACAGGACTTTTTACCCATCACCCGTGAGGCTGAACGTATTATAGTTGAACGGTGCGGTGAGGCTGACATCTTCCTGTTTGCCCCAGAAGGCCGTATCACTGCACTGGCGGAATCTCGCGGCATGGTACGCGAAAACTGGAACGTGATGAGCAAGCATGTGGGCACGTCCACCATCAAACCGCTAGAAGTTGAACCGGTAGTCGAAAGTTCCGAATTGGAAGATTCGGCCCAACCTGAAACAGTAGAGGTGTAGTCATGTCATTCGGTGCCAGCAAAACAGAAAAATCCGCGATGGGTGAGATGTCTAATCTGGCCTCGACTGCCAAGGCCAACTCTGGTGAGGCGACTGATGCCGGTAAGAATCTGCTGAGTATCGGCGGCGACAACACCAATACCGGGTTGGACTTCTTCAAAACTCTGCTGGGTGGTAACCAAGCCAACACAGCGGCCCTACTCCAGCCCCAGATCCAGCAGGCTAACGCTGGCGTCAACCAGCAGTTGCAACAGTTGTCCACCCTGATGCCGCGTGGTGGTGGTCGTACTGAGGCGATGTTCAACGCTGCCACGGCTCCCAACTCCAGCCTGATGCAACTGTTTGCGGGGCTGCGTGGCGGTGGTGCCGACAAGCTAATCAGTACAGGCATGGCTCAGACCGGGGCTGGTACCAATCTATTCAATACTGGCAATGCAGCACTCAACACCAGCTTGACCGGCCAGAACAATGTGTTCCGTGGCGCGTTCGATCAACGGCAGGCCAACAACCAAATGTGGTCCGGTATCGGCCAAGGCTTGTTCGGGCTGGCCACTACACCGTTCGGCGGCAGTAACCTCAACCTGTTACAGCGTTTCTAAGGAGTAAGTATCATGGGTGGATTTCTCTCGGCACTGGCTGGGTTCGGACAAGCAGCACAACCATACAACTCCAAGATGCTGGATCTGTGGCAGCAGTCGCGTGGTCAACTGGCGAAGATGATCCAGGAGACACGGGACAGTAGCGTGCATGACCCGGCGCTTCACAGTGAGATGACCCAACTGCTGGGCAAGATCCATTCAGCCAAACCGGGTGCCGATCAGTCAGCGGTGATGAAGCGATTCCAAGAGCTTACCACTGTCCATCCGGCCAACATCAAACTGATGCAGCAGGCCGGGATTCCTGGTGCCGACGAGAACCCCAACCCGCCGCCGCCACGTCCCGGTCCAGTAGCGCCCGGTTCAATGCCCGGTACAATCTCGCCGATCCAGGGTATGCAGCCTGATGGTAGTGTGGCCGCTCAACCGGGATCTAATCCTATTGCTGGTGGTCGGCCCATCTCCATACCGCCCGTGAATGCCGGTGGTGGCCCTCCGATGAGCAGTGTGAGTCCAACTCTCAACTGGGCGATGTCCCAGCCGATGGTGCCGCCAGCCCAGATGCAGTTGATCCGGCCAATCATTGAGGAAGAGTACCGGCAGCGCAATGAACAGCGTGAGTGGGATACCCGAGTCAAGATCGAGGAGATGAAAAAGAACGGCACTCAGTTTAAGGTAGTGGGTAACTCACTACTGGCGCTAAAGGATGGCAAATCTGAGGTAGTGTACCAAGGGCCGAATCCCCACAAGTTCGTGGCTCTGGGAGAGAATCAGAAGTTGATTGATACGGTTACCAACAAAACTGTAGCAACCGGAAATCCCAAGACCGTACCTCCAAGTAAGCCGCAGATCTATACCGAGACCGATGACTCGGGTAACGTGTGGCAGTGGAGCGTTGACCCGATGACCATGCGCCGTACTCCACCGGAGTTGGTAAGCGGTGCCAAGGGCAAGACCAAATCACCACCGTCACCGGGTCAATTCATTCCGTTTTATGTGCCTGGAAATGACACGCCATCATTCTTCAATCCAAAGACTGACCAGACCAAGACTATCCCCGGTGTGGGCGGTGGCACCGTCACATTGAAGCCAGAGACTCCTGACGAGAAGAAGGCTCGTGCGCTGTTCACTGTGACTCTTGCTAATTTCGACAAGATTGCTGATACGTCTAAAGTTAACCAAGACGTGTTCGGTCCTGTCTCTGGTCGTGTCGAAGAGGCCAAGATGAAGTACACCAACCGTAGTAAGCCGGAAGTAACTGAGATGAATCGGATGCTGAATCAGGCCAAGGCCGATATCCGACAGGCTGCTACCGGGTTGGCGTTCAGTGACAAGGAAACTCAAGAGATCATTGATCGGTTACCATCCATCGAATTACCGTACAATACTTTTTTGTCCAGGCTGAAAGGTGTTGGCAATGACATCCGTACCAAGGCCAACATCACCACGAGAGGTATCATACCTCCGGTCGGTGGCGGTGGCAATGCCGGTGGTGGTACCGGTATCGTTGTAATGGACCCAACCGGCAAGCCGCACACGTTCTCCACACAGGCACAAGCAGACGCATTCAAGAAAGCCGCAGGGATCAGATAAATGGCAGGCGCACCCATCGACTACGAGAAGCTGGCAGAAGAAGCCCGCCGGATGAGTGGTGGTGCGTCCGGTGCGGTGGACTACGAGGCATTGGCCAATGGCATACGCGGTGGAGGTCAGGCTGGTCCGACTGTACCGGGTATGGAGAAACTGGGGGCACTGCCTGGGGTAGGTGTGCTGCCACCTCCAGGCTTGATGAACACCGGCCAGCAGTCACAGGTGATGGGTATTGTACCGGCCATGAACTTCGGCCCACCGACCACCTTTGATCGGCGTACAGGGACGGCATTACCAGTGGATGACCCGTCTGGTATGACCCCGGCAGCTGGATTAGATCAGGCTGGTGGCGGCATCACTCGTATGTCCCGACCAGAGCTTGGTGAGAAGATGGGTGGGTTGTCAGACACTATGCGCGGCTTGATGACGGCTGTGCTGCCGTTTGCTGTACCGTCTATTGGTGCTGCCGCTGTGACGGCTCCACTCAAGACTGCCGTGGGATTTGGTGCAGGGCTGGCCGGTCAGCAGGGCGGGGAAGCGGCGGCAACCATGATGGGTTTACCTCCAGGTGCTGCCCAGTTGACGGGTGACATCTCTGGTATTGTGGCTGGTGTCGGTGCCAATAACATGATCGGCAAGACTAAGTGGGGCGCTGGACAAGACCCCCATTTGATGATGGTGCAGGCCACCAAACCTCCAGCCGGTCTCACCAACTACAAGCGTAATCTCGAACTGTCGATGCCAGAACTGAAACAGGTTGAGGCTAAACTGGGCCGTCAAATTTCCAACTTGGATGATCTGTTGGGTGGGCCGGATTCTCCCGGTGCGATCCAACTGGCCAAACAAGCCAACCGGGAACAGTACAAGCAACTCAATGCCGGTGCCGGCGATGTGAAGATTGATGGACGCAAGATCGCCAATGAGATCCGGTCGGTCATCACCAAGAAACTCCGGTTGGAAGACCCGGAGAAGGCCAAGACGATTGAGACACTGGCTGCTAAGTATGATCGACCCATACCGATTGAGGATGCGCAGTCGTTTCTGTTGACCACCAACGCTGAACTGTCCACCTACTACGGCAAGAATCCATCGGCCAAGGGCGTGGCTGTACGCGCCAATCCCGACACGGCCATACTCGACGCGCAGGCTGAGGCATTACGGGATGGAATCTACAAGGCCCTCGATGCCCCTGGTGGTGGCGCGGCGGCACGGGCACTACAGAAACGCTACGGGGCATTGATGGAACTGGAGAACGTACTGTACCGGCGATACAACGTGGTGCAGCGTCAACAGCCGGATAGCCTGTCAGAGCAACTGTCTCGGTGGGCATCGGCGGGTGAATTGATGAAGGGGGCTGCTAAACTGGCCCACTGGGATATACCCGGTGCAGCCGGTGATGTGATGAGTGCTGTCGGTAAGCGATACATCGCCAAGGTTGCCAAGGAACGGCAGACAACTGACGCACTCATCAAACGTGCGTTTGCCAAGTACGATCGCACCCCAGAGCTGATAGTGATGCCGGTTGGTGGCCCGGCGCCGTTTAATCTGCCGCCGACTGCACCGTACAATCCGAGTGGGGCAGGGATACCACAGGGACAAGAGCACTTGAAAAACGTCATGTACGGGAAGACTCCACCAGCTATCACAGCCACGGGCGAAGTTCCGGGTGTAGGTGCTCCCAACATAGGTGGCCAGCCGATAACGCCTATTGATCCTGGATTGTCAAACCGTATGTACGGTCGAGCACCCGTGCCATTTGTAGAACAGCCACGATCCAGCCCCGGAGTGGGTGGTCCCAACATACCCGAGTCCGGTGGTATGTTCAACCCATCAGCACAGTTCATGTACAGTGAGGGCGTACCGGCCAGATCACCCACGGGTGTAGGTGGTCCCAACGTGTCCAGTGGTGGTATACCGGCAGTCACCCCGTCCAAGAAAGCGTATGGGATCGACACCAAAAAGAAATCACCCGGTGTAGGGCCAGTCAATATCTCGATGGAGAACATTGCTGCCATTGTCGAGCAAGCCAACACACCCGGTACAGCGATGTACAACTTGTTCCAACTTGGAAAGTCCAAGCCAAATCAGTACCGGCAACCACCGAGTTACGCCAAGGATCTAAACCCACCAAAGAAAAAGAACTAGGCGGGTGACCTAGTTCTGATTCAATTCAATTGGTAATGGTCTACCGTTTGAATAGCTCGTAATACTCCGGTGAGCCGATCTCAGCCCCATACGTTGCCTTGAACATGGCCCGGTTGTTGTCGGCTCCGCGCTGAATCAGTATGCGTGCTGCATCGTCACAGTTCTTTACAGTCTGGGCACCGTGGTGTAGGAACGGTACATCAATACACACACACTCCACTCCAGCCCGGTGTGCCCGTATATGCCACTCAGCGTCTTCGCCATACGCCGGATAGTACGCCTCATTGAACGGCCCGACGATCTCAAATGCGTCACGTCGAATCATGAAGCACGAGAAGTCGGGATGTGGCCGGGTGGAGAATGACCAAGGGCCGGTTGGGGTTATAAGCTGTGCCCTGTTATCCACTGAGACCGCACTGACAAACGGCAGATTCATGAACTGGAGCGCACTGTGTGTCAGGGGCAACAGTTCAACGTCGTTGTTGACCACCAGCACTTGGGTGTACCCGGCAGCATAGCAAGCCTTGAGTCCCTGATTCCAGCAGGCCGATAAAGACTGCTGCTTGGTGTGGCAAATGGTGTAGAGCGTCTTGCCTGTCGATAGGTACTGGGGTGTGCCGTCGTCTGAGGCGTTGTCGATCACCAGACAGTCTACTGGTGGTTGCTGTGCCTTGATGGACTCCAGGGCCAGCTTGGTCAGATGGAGGTTGTTGTGGGTCACCATGAGCACGATACGTCGATGGTGAGTGGGGGTGGGTGCAGCGGACAGATTACGCATTGGAAAAGTGTACCTCGATTCCGATGATCCAGACATCCCAGGCAATGTCAGCGCCGGGAGTGGGATAGGGCACGTACCGGAATATGGTGGACTTGGTGTCTACGGTACGGATGAACGAACGCAGACTGCCCTCATCAAACCCCCACTTGTGACGGTCGGCCTCGTGGTTCATGTAGGCCCCGTATACGTTGGTCATATAGATTTGGGTGTCAATGCGACCATCGAGCCACATCTTAGCCAGCATGTTCATGTCGGGCACGAATATCAGCAGCTTGCCGGATGGCTTGAGTATGCGCTTACACTCGGCTATGAGGGCAGACGCCTCACCACAACCGTAGTGCTCCAGTACATGGTGCAGTACGACGATATCAGCGGTGCAATCTCCTACACCATGTTGGGCAAGGTTCTCACCGGCAGACACGATATCAGGTGTCCAGGCGGGATTGATGTCCACGTTGATCCATTGGTGATCGCCGGATGTGGTGAACTTGCGTTGGCCGGAGCCGATGTTGTAACAGAGCTTCACTGGATTCTCCGAATCACACCGAGTGTATCGACGTGTGAGTGTAGTCTAAACGATTTGTTATTTACGGCCAGGAAATCGCCCACCGCTTTGAACACCCCCGGTAAGCTCTCCCGACCAAAGTCATGGCACAGAATATAACCACCGGATCTCAGTAGCACAGAAGCCACTTTCAAATCTTCGGCCACCACTTCCTCGTCATGGCAACCGTCGATCAGTATTACATCTACGCCCATGTCAGCACAGAACACGTTCCCGATTTCTTCGCTCAGACAGTGGTACAAGATCTTAGTGCATTTGAATTGTTGTGCCATCGTTACCCATTGAGCGAACGCTTCAGGAGGCTGTATGAACGGATCTACTCCGGTAAACACGCAACCGTAGTCGTCGGCAACTTGCAACGCTATGGATGATGATCGACCGAACTGCAATCCAATCTCTACGAACTCCGGTCTAGCCCCAACCACTTTTCTGGCATGGGCACGCTCGACCAAGCAGTCATAGTACAGCTTCGCCTCAGCGTCACTGAAGGCAGTCTCACTGGAGATGTTCCGAGTGAGTTTCATCACTTCGTCAAAGGTTTTCATGGTTAGTCGTGTCCTCGTTCCAGTCGCTTGTAAGTGGTTAAATATTCCAGGTACTTCTCGATACCGGGAGTGCGGCCATTGAAATGGAGCACTGATGGGAAGGTGCTGGTTTCACGGTTGAAGCAATACGTGGCTACGTGCTGATGACCGCTCATGGTTTGGAATACACGACACCTGTAGTCCACAGTCAGGTACTCCATCATAGTGGACTTGTACAGTTCGTGCCAGCATCGTTGGTCATCTTCTGGCCACTCGTTGTGAAACTTACCGTCCACCATGTGTGCCAGAACGAACTCCACCCGTTCACGTCGTCCCATCCAACCGCCTGCGTTTGGGTACTTCCAACCACCGACTTGGTTACCAAACAACGGTGCCAGTGACGCATCCGGCCAGCACGTTAACTCTCCTGATATCAACACGTTGCCGTCAGTGCAGATGTCCCGGTAGTGGTTGAGAATATACAACTCGTTACGCAGTATCAGGCTGTCCCGGCCATCGACAAACATGACATACGGGGTGGTACACTGCCGTACAAACTCCAAGGCACCCACGATCTTGCCCTGTGCATATCCGGGCCAGGACTTCCCTGCCCCGTAAGTTTGTAGGTTGATGTTGTTGAGTTTGCACGATTGCTCCAAGTTGGAAATATCGGCTGGAGGGGTGGAGTAGTTACAGGTGAATACGGTCAGGTCACTCATAGTAGATACCGGCCTTGGCTTTGTGGAATAGAAAGTCGCGTTTGTGCTCGTGCCCCGGTGTGGGGTCTCCGTTGCTGTTGGTGATGCCACAGTCGTATACCACAAACGGATTGCAGACGGCGATGCGGCCACCACAGTCTAACCGTAGATGTTCTGTAAAGGCGAAGTCCTCGCTTTGGCAGACACCGGGCGCAGTATCCAACGATAACCCACCAACCGTGTCCCATGCACTCCATCGCAGCATCCATGAGGTACCGGCTAGGCAGTCATGCTCGGTGAACGATGCACCGTCTTTGCCATTGAGTGGTTTGTGGAACGGATGTGATTGTCCACCGAACAACGCGAACCCCATAGACTCCACTAACCTAGCCATTTCCAGCATTCGGGTGTTCCAGCCGTCGGTGAAATACACGTCGTTGTCACTCAGGTACAGCCAGTCCCCTGCCCCGAACCTCATACGGCTGTAGGCCACTCCAAGGTTCTTCAGGTGAGACAGCTTGTGGTTGGAGTTAGCCACGTACAGCACCGAAGCATTTGGTTTCAGTGCCACGTCATCGAGTAACCGCAGCAGTCTGAAATCAGTGCTGCCATCGTCTACAATTACCAAGTTGTAGTCGTCTCCGATGGTGTTGGTGAATAACGACTCGATAGATTGCTTGGTGAGTTGGTATCGGTCGCGTACTGTCATGACGATGTTAATCATAGAAAGTTCCGAATTGGAAGATTGGTATTGTGCTGCCGTCCGCAGAGCCGACGATATCCAATCGACTCATGTAACTGTATGCACACCGTGTGATTCCGCCTTATATCGGCCAAGATTTGGACAGACTGTTTCCAGCCCCTCTGTAGGTGGTACGGTTCCCGTACACTAGGTTCCTCATCGAAGTTGTAAGCCCGGTACACGTATTGCAAGAACTACACTGCGAACGGCAGCACATCTCTGTACTGGTCGTACAGAAACTTGTGCGGAAATTGATGATCTTTCTCCAGTGACCCGCCTTGGAGCCACTTGGCATTGGCATACTCTGGTTTGGTCGATGTGCCGCCGCCGTGATGGGTACAGGACACACCCACTTGGATAATCGACTTACCGTAGCGTGCAGCTTCACAAGCCAGCCACAGATCCAGGCAATGATGGCTCAGATGATCGACCGGCCAGCCGCCGACAGCCTTGAGAAAGTCTACCCGTACAGCCATGAAGAACGCATCCAACACAGCCACCCGCGTCACTCCAGTGGACAGTTCCCCGTGGGTCTGCCAGTCGGTCTGGTTGCTCACATAGCCATAGCGTGCCATGTCGTTGAGTTGATACCGGCGCTTGTACAGATCGGGATGGCCTAGACCGATTGCCCCACCGAGACCGACAGCGGCCACCTGGGGATTGGCGAACTGTTCCATGACTCGGGTGTACCAGTCAGCATCGTGAATGGTTACATCGTCGTGAGCGTAAATGATTACATCGTCTGGTGTTACTGAGTTGATAACACAGTCGAATGTCCGCTGGTATAATTCACACGGCGTGTGCTTGTTCGCGTGGTTATGCCAGCAATAACTATACCTATGCGGAGGAACTTCATCGCGCGGTAAGAGCAGAGCAGGCCCACCGGCAAGGATAACACTGATACATGCTTCCATTGTTACAGCCCCTTCCTGAACCACTCGCGCCACAGACCGCCCAAGTTATCCCACTCCAGATGCTCGACCGTAGACGCCAGATACTCCGCACGTCCAACTGGATCGACATCCTTCAACTGACACTCAGCTTCCACACGTCGGGCGAACCCATACGGTGTAATCACAGCACGCCGTACATTGTGCATCGTGTCAATGCGATAGGTCACAGGTGAGATCCGGTTGGACTCTTCTACCAGTTCAGGGCCAGCGGCATAGTCAGTGACCACACAGGCCGTGCCACATGCCAAAGACTCTACAATCGGGTAGCCGAACCCTTCACCGGATGACGGCAGGATTGTACACTGGCAGGAATTGTACCAGTTGCACAGTTCCCGGTCGGTGAGGTCAGTGGTGATGACGGTGCAATCGTTGACATCGTACTCGAATGCCAGTGCCAGTAGATTCCAGTAGCCGATGGGTCGATCAGTATGGCACCAGAACTTGAACTTGTTGCCGTACTTCTTTTTCAGCAGTGCAGCCGTGGCGAATGCAACCGGCCAGTCTTTGCGTGCCTGATTGGACATGTTGCAACCGACAGTAACAGTTGCCGTGTCCAATTCATTCAAGAGTAAACGATCGGTATAAAACGCCGACTGAAAATACCCATGCGGTAACCAGTCTGGATTGCGTGTCCCGCCAGCCTTCAACACATCACATCCCCACTGTGACGCCGCCAGTACCCGGTCAAACCCATCCACAGCCGATTGTGCTCCGACCGGTAGTCTGTCCTCGACAATACCCGTACTGTCCACCGGGAAGTATCCCCACTTGGCGAAGTCCCGCCCATCACCCAGAAACTTAGCCAGGGATGCGTACCGGGCGACAATCGTGTGCGGCTGGGCAAACCAGTGTAACCGGCTGGCATCCCAGTTGGAGAAGATCACACCGGGCTGGCCGTGGCTGAAGTTCTTCCAGACTTGCTCGATGTAGTCCTCACCCCATTGCGCCGACTCAGGAAAGCTGAACTGTGACCACGGGAACTTGGCCGATCCAACGGCTCCCCGCCCCAAAGTTCCAATTCGGAACTCCGGCATGGTGCAGAGTATGGTGGACAGATCGCGGCACACACGGCCAAGACCAGTGGTGGATTCGGGCGCATCGGACAGGATCAGTATCGGGTTGGCGAGTGGCCGGGTTGATATGTTGGACATGAGTACCTTGCGATTGTGATATCGAAGCCGGGTCTGGGAGTCGAACCCAATCCATCTCTACGCGCTAGAAACGATTGTCACAGGTTATGAACCTGCCGCTCTTCCGATGAGCTACCCCGGCGCATTTCAAAACAACTTTCACCTAGAAATTTACCACACTGGAATTGCGGCTGTCAAACTAAATCGTGGAAATTAATCCACCGGTTGGATCAGTGGGCACCCAAGCTGCAACAGCCGGTGCTCCACCCGAAAGTCCTTCGACTTGGCCTCACGGTTGTACGCAATCCTCTGCACAAATTGCACAGACAAACCGTACTCCCTGGCCAGTTGAGACAGCACTCCGTGATTGGATCTAATCCAAGTTTTGACCCGCCGCTCGGCATCGCTCAGTGGTCGGCTCTGCCGTGCGGGTGGGGCCTGTTTACGTTTCCGACTCTTAGTGGTCGTGTTGGTCATACCTACAGTTTAACCTAGAAATGGTCACTGTGTCTAGTCGGGGTCGCCGTCGTTTGCTCCGATCACCTGGAGTTCCAGTTTCCAGTTGCCGTCACTGACCTTGGTGGACTTGGCAAGCTGGAGCGGGGTCACGCCGTTTTCGATCAGCAGTTCCTTCGACAAGGTACGGCGTCCATCGGTGAATGACACGATGGCACACATGTCTCCAATGCGAAACTGGCCGATGTCCTGGCCTAGTTCGGTGATCTGGGATCTGACCTCTTTGAGTTCACGGGCAGAGGCGGATAGCTCTATGGCACGGGCCATGAGTTTCTTGAGCTTGAGGGCCTTGGATTTGTCCACATCGAGGGACTTGAGTTCAGGTAGTTTCTGTAGGGTTTCGTCGCTTCGTCGGGCCATAGTATGTCTCCTGGGTTGGGGGTCAGTTAATCGGTGTTTGACATTTGAACAACAAATGTCTTGTCTAATCCACTGGTGCTGGTGATACCTGTGACTGTGTTGTCGTTAGACTTAAACAACACATTATCGAGGTAGTACTGTACCACTCTCCGCATAGTCTCTTGGTTGAGTGTCAGTGTGTTACTGCCGGATATACCGGAAGTTTTGGTTGGTGTGGCGTCCATAGTCTATTCTCCTATTTCACCCAGGCGGACATGATCTTGCCCTCGCTTTTAATGGGCACTCGACACATGTTAATCCCGGTCTGTTTGTCGGTTAGTACGTTGTCCATGACCTCAGCCATGATGCACTGAATAAGTTCGCCGTGATCCTCTTCGGATTCGATTAGTAGTTCGTCATATATGGTTTGTAGCGGGTAGGATGGGATGTTGTATTCTTTCTCCAGTATCTCCAATCGGTAGTTGACTTCGCCCATGATAAGTTTCATGACCTCAGCCGAATAGCCCTGAATTCCGTGGTTACAGCCTTGGCGTAGCCCAGCCTCTTGGATGTATCTATGGCACGATCTCACCTCTGGTATGCGTCTCACACGACCGCACGGTGTCCAGGCTATACCAAACCGGCGAATCTTCTCCTCTTCGGCATTGAGGTATTTCTGAACTTGGTCGTACAAGCCAAACCACTTGTCGATGAAGGCATTGCACCAGTCTTCGTCCATGTAGGAAGGCATGGGCATGTTCGCCGATGAGAATGTGACCGACATCAGATCCAATAAACCCAAGCCAGTAATGAGGTATACTACGGCAAAGTTGGTCGATTTTGATGGAGCACGTTTGTATAGAGCAAACTCATCCCAATACACCTTCTCCTCGGGTGTGAGTAACCCAGCATCCTTGCGGCCCAGCATAGCCATCAGGTCGTTGTAGTTGAGTCCGAACGTACCAGCGGCGGTGGCGATGTGGATGTCACCGTCCTTCATGTAGATGTCTATCATGGTGGGGTCGCCACTACGGTCAGCCATGAGCCGTAACTCGATTTGAGACAAGTCACGCTGGGCCATCACAAACCCATAAGGTGCCACAAAGCCAGCACGGATACGACCGCCTAACTTACTACGGGCTGGGATGTTGGCCAGATTCGGTGAGTCACTGGCGGTACGGCCAGTCACGGCTCTGGTCGTCTTGATGCGGGTATGGACTCGCCACTGGTCCTGGTAGTGGAATCGACCGCACACCGGGCAGTCATCTCCACCAGGATGGAACCGGGCCTTGCGGGGCATGGTGCGTGCATACGTTCCATCCAATTTGGAACATTCGCGGTACTCCAAAAACATGGGTACTACCGGGTGGTCACGCTTGAGTTGTTCGAGGGTCTTTTTACCGGTCGATAGCCGGTCGCCACCCTTGGTCTTTTTGATCTTGGCGGTAGTGGACAGATGGAGTTGCAATACATCGTACAGCAGTTCAGCAATCTGCTTACTGGAGTCCACGGCAAACTCACGGCGTACACCCTCGACCAACAACTCGGCGTCATTGTCATCGGCCTCATCGGTGGCGTCTAGCACATCACAAAACCTATCCAGTGACTCGGCTGGGATCTGGGATGTGATGTCGCGTCTCAACTCAGCCATGCGGGTATTGAGTGTGAGAGACAGATCCTCGAAATGATCCTTGTCGATCATCATGCCGTAGCGTTGCATCTTGACGATCATCGGTATGGGCAACAGATCCAGCTTACGGATGTTGTCAGGATCAGGCCGGTTGGGTAGTTCGACTCCACCGAATAGGCTCATGGCATTTGTTCACAGTAGATTCGTATCAGGTACAGAAACTCTTTGTGGGTGAACACAGGCACCTCACACTCGGTCACACGGGCGTGCATGTCACCAACGAACTTGGCCTCTTTGGGGTCCAATACAATGCCGGGTTTGGTGAGGTGGTTGATGTAGGCAATGGCCATCTCGGATTTGGCATTAACTGGTGGCTTACTTCTGGGCATACACTCTCCTCGGGTTGCCATGGGCATTGAGGCCCTTGGCAATGTTGCGTTGATTACGAGCAAGTGTGTTGACTCGCCACACAGCACGTCGGCAGTCGGCACAGGTGGTTGACATTGGACTCTCGGCAGGGTGGTTACAGTGACGACACGTACCCTTGTTGGGGTGGTTGACAAATGCCACTATGCTACCCTCCATTCGGCGCGTACTATTCGTTTACGTTCAGCGGCGAACCATTCACCGACTCTGCCAGTCCAATCCGCGTCACTACACCCGTACTGTACGGCCTGTTCAATCGGCACATGCACAATCGAGCACCGGGGCATACGACCCACAGCCGCCTCCAGTTCCTTCATCCAGGGCTTGCCAATCAATCGAGTCTTCTCTACACCCTTGGAATACTTGGGCATCTCCCACGGGTCATACTCGGACTCAGGATCACCCATCTTTTCCATGATGCGGCGAAGTGTAGATTCGCTCTCGTGCGGCTTGGACACACTGACATCCTTGCGGTGGTTCTTACCGCATGTGGGACAGGACTTGCCGACCGGATGAGGCACCACAGATCGCAGTTCAGTCGAGGCGTATCCCAGTGCCTCAGCCAGCCAGCCCTCCAGCTTAGATTTGGAGTACGGGATCACAGTCTCCCGATAGCTGACCATGCGATGGCCAAACAACCTGTAGGTTAGTGCCTTTAAGCCCTGTGGCTTGTTGCCGATGTGGTACGAGTCCTGCATGGTGTCTTCGGCTATCAAGTCGGATATTCCAATTTGGAACAATTCGTCCAAGTCCCACGGGGCATTGTGCATGATGACACGATTGTCGTATGTAAAGGCCAACCATGCCCCAAAATCCTCCACGTTACTTCGGTCACTGGTGAGAAACATAAACCCGACTCCGGGTTGTGTGGAGAACTGTACTGACCACATCCGGCCTTCGTCACTCTCGGTGTCGATTGGCAGTGCCGAATAGTACTCAGGTTCGGCTCCCACAGCCTCCCAGAACCCTCCAGGGGGTATCAATGTGTACCGGATGGGGATCGACGGCGGCACGGGCGGTTTCCACTGACCAGACAGCCATCTGCCGAAGTTGGTCCAGTCCTCCAATAGCTGGATCATGTACCGGGTTTCGTGCATACCGACTGCCGGGGAGTACATGGGGACGATTGTGCCGGTCCAGCCGAACAGTTCACCGGGACGTGGGAAGCCATGCTCCATTTCCAAGTTGATACCGGGTACCAGTGAATTGGCGACGGCACCGGACAGGATAATTATCTTGGGATTGACGGTATGGATCTCTTCGATCAGATGATTGGATGCACAGGACTCGATAATACCGGCTGTGGGGCGTACATCGCTCTCATTACGCTCGACCCGGCACTGCACAGTATTGGTACAGAAGATCTCAGATCGACGTAATCCAGCCAAATCCAAATACGTATAGTTGAACTCCTGCCCCGCCAGTCCACACAACGGCTCACCGCGCTTGTCCTCGGTCTTGCCGGGGCTGTCACCGATCATCATGATACGTGCGTGAGTCGGGCCGTTCGGTAACACTTGCCGGTGATTGTTCGGGCACTTGGCACACCGGGAATAGGACCAGCTAGTACTCATTGCGAATATCCCACAGCACGTCGGCTTGGCACACCGACGATTCACTGCCGAATATGTCACTGAGGCCGGATTTGGATTTGAGTTCGGGTAACAGATCTTCTTGAAACACCCACTCAACCCACCAGTGATGGTAAGCAACGACACACGCAAGGTGATTGATGGCACGCTTACCCTTAGCCTGTTTAATCGTCAGACCCGTAGTACCGTCCGCAAATACCTTCATGCCTTGGTAGGCTTGTTCAATCGTCCGTCCGTTGAGTGTGGCGGGTCGAGCAAAGAACGCACTGAACCGTCTGTCTCCGGCTGAACTACACTCATAATAAGGTTCACATCCACGCTTTACCATAATCTAGGCTCCTCCGATCCAGTCAATAATAGTGGCGATAGTCTTTTTGCCCAGTCTCAGCCCCTTGATGGACGACCAGTAGTGAGCATCGGCTGTGGCAAGGTGCATCGGCGATTCAAAGTATTTGGCGAGTTCTTTGGCACGGCCATCCACACCCGGCAGTTGGCTCATCCACCGTTCAACTGGGGTTGCTTTGGTGGCGAACACCTGAGGCTTGTGGGATGTCTTGCAATTGGACACAGGGGCGTAGATGGCTTTGGCGGTCTGGTGATCGTTCCACGGCTTGTCCCACCACTTGTACAGGTCGGCAATTACGGTGGACGACTCGTACTTGTTCATGGTGCGTCGAATCCTGATGTTAGCCAGTTCCTCCAGGCTACACAGAAACTTGTCCATCTCAGAGTAGGTGACGTTGCCCCGTACAGTCTGCCAGTCGTTGTAGCGGACCTCCAGGGCACCGTCTTGGGAGCGTCGGTACGGACCCTCGACAATCAGATAGCACACATCATAGGTGTCTAACATCCGGCCAAGCTGACCGCCAGCTAACCGGTTAGATCGCATGGAGTCTACTAGGTCTGGTACGGTTTTCCGTTCGACTCCAACTAACACAGAACCACTGGCACCGTTGCCAACGAACTGAAAGTCGGCATCGAGTTGGGGTGCTAATTCGGCGTTAACACCCATGTTGAGGATTGATTGTAATAACTCGCGCGATCCGACGCGGCTGTCGATGAGTACCATAGGTCAGTCCAGGGGAGGGTGGGTTAGGCTTCTTGGGTTTGTTCCAAGTTGGAACTTTTGGGTACCCGCTTGGCTTGTCTCGACCGTTGCCGCTGGCATATCAGCCGGTTGGCCATCTTACGGTCAGAGCAGAAGTACTCCAGCCGTTCCCACAGATCAGCCTTGGTCGGGGCAAAGAAGATGTACAACAGCCCCACAATCAGTGCAATACCAATCGCACCCTCCACCGGCCAAGTCGTTGTAATATACAGCATCAGTCGTCTCCTCGCTTAGTCAATTCGATCACATAATCCTCGACGGCGAATATGACTTCACCGACGCACACACCCATGCCCTCACCGTGCCAGCGACGGTTGCGACATATACTGAGGTAGGTTCTCAACCCACCTAAATTGCGGCGATTGTACAGGCCGCGAATAAATTGAAGCTCATCCAGCGTAGTCCACGATTCGGATACGCACATGAGCTACACTCCAAAATCAAACCCGATTTGAGTGTCTTCATGTGCAAAGTCGTCGTCGGCTGGCAGCATGATGGCACGTTCAACGGTCGTGTCTACAATCAGTTCGGGGTTGGCGATAGCGGCAAGTGATTGAGACTTTGCGTTCTCGATTGCCGCGTCAATGGTTTCTCCGGTGTAGATGCCAGTGGTTTCAACTGTCATCCGTATAATCACGTCAACGTCCATGGTTTCCCTTTCCCGGTCGGTTAAGTGTTATTGGTTACCCTCGCAATAAATCATACATCATTGCGAACGTGATGGCATCGTCGGTCAGAATAGCGTCGGCACCCTCGATGCCCTTGTTGTCCTGCGATTGAACTACATCACAAGCGAACCGCCAGCCGTCCCGCTCCTGGTCGTCGGACTGGCGCATACGGAGGATGGTGGTCGATTGATAGCCGAGATGCGGTGGGCCATCCCAGGTCAGTGAGCCGGTCTTGACATCATTCTTCCATGTGTCTTTGGCTCGGAACGTGACACAGAGAGTCTTGTGGCGCAGGCTGTCAACCAAGTCGGTCCAGTCCTGTTTAGGTGGCCCCCACACCCGAGACCTACCCACGTCTTGCTTCTTACCAAAGTGGGCGTAGGAAATCCAGTCCCACAACTGCGTTCCACTGTCAATAATAATCGGGTTAATGTCCTTCGACTCACCCAGCTTAATAGTGGCCTCGATCAGACGTTTCTGGGCCGCAACATAGATTTCTTTGCACTTCTCCACGTTGTCATTGGAGGCGAGTGTAAGGGCGTCTTTCTGGGGTACGAAATCTTCCCGGTTCATCATGGGGATCTCAATGCCCATCTCCTCACAGACCTTGCGTATGGTCTGCTTGGCCTTGCGGTCGCACACGATCCAGCCAGGGATCTGATCTCGTTCAGCAGCCCACTCACCGGCTGTGACTAGTAGACGGGTCTTGCCGGTACCCTCGGCACCGAACACGCCTATACAGGCTTCGTCGGGTGAGCCTAGGTCTTGGCAGAAGCCTGGAATAGACTTAATCGGCACGATGCACCACTTTCCAATAGCTGATCCACGGCGTTACTTCGCACCAATCTGACAGCTTTGACCAAAAGATTTCTTTATTTCCGTCCGTGTCTGTCGAATACGCTACCAAAAATCCAACTCTAGCCCAAACGGTAAGTTTGCGAAACTCACCGGCGTGAATCTTAGGGCGTGTGGCCATCGGCTGTACCACGTCTCCCGGTTGTGGATCTATTAACGGGTCGCGTGTATTAGTCGGCACGATAGATTACTCCCCTGTCGATTGAATACTGAGATCCAACGCTGCGTTTGGTGGTCCAGTTGCGTAGTTCGATCCAGCGTACTTTTTCTTCGTTGTCTTTGGTGTATGCCACCAGATTCTCTAGTCGGTAAACCACAGTCAACTCGATGATGTACGGAGTCATCACAGAGTCCACAGTGAACCCTACAATGTCTCCGGGCTTTGGGTCGTGGAACGGATCTCTGTTGTCGGGGGATATGTACATGTATCGCTTGAGTGTAGCCATGTTACCTTTCTCTCTCCATTCGCCTTAGTCTAGCGTCTTCTACTTTGGGTGATTCCGGCATCACCATCCAATGGGTCGGGGTGCGGTATATGGCTTCGTTCATGCCATCCCGGTGAGTGTCCTCCGGTCCCTCGATTGCGCGAAACCACACGTCGCCCATGAGGTACGCTCCCACCGGGTACAAGTCGTCCTCGTGTTGAGTGAGTAAGACTTCACACTCACGCAACTCGCCGGATTTGTACAATTCAATGGCCGATTTAATAGGTCTCCAGCGTCGTCGCATATTACCTCATGTCCTTTGCAGTCTCCAGCATTATTTTCCACCACGCTTCAATTTCACGGTTATCAAACTCCACCAGTGTGGTAGTCAGTATCGGGTTGTATGGCCGGGTGTAATCGCCCATCATCCAGCACACGTCATACATCACATGGTTCAATTTCTCTTGGGCGCAGTATGCCAGCCCTTGCTTACAATACAGCCACATCTGTTCAATCGGCTGGATCTTTTTGGTGGTGAACTTACACTCCCATATAGTCATGTCGTGATAGCCGAGATACAGGCCGTCCGGGGTACCGTAGATACCGTCACGCTCTGACTCAGTGGGTTGCCACAAAAGTTCCGAATCGGAATAAGTGGATGCCCGGAACTCTTCCCAGGCCACACCGACAGCAGGCAAGGCGGGATAGGTCTCTCCGTCAAAATCACCAAAGGGTGATGGACCGTCGTTCAACTGACCGGCAGCAAGAGCTAACCGTTTGTTGATCTCCTGGACATGCACTCCGATGGAGCGGGGCGTGGTCGGGTATGGCCGTTGGGTGCGGTTGGCCATCTGGAGTTTGGTCAACTCGACAGTTTTGCTGAATAGTGTACGCATCGGTCCCGGTCACGGCCCTTTGTAAAATAGACGGGGGAATGGTTACCCCCGTCAAGAGTCAAATAGTAGTATCTACTATCTAGGCCGCTTCGGGCAGGACGATTGCGCCGTCGTCCATGTAACCGCCGACCTCACCCAAGATCTCCTCGAAGTCACCGGACTTGATGAGAGACTGACAAGCCGTCAACATCTTCGGCGGTTTCTTGGCCTTGGAATAGGCACTGGTGAAGTGCCCGACCAACTGAGCCACCGACTTGATCTTGTTGGATTCCCCGCCCTTGGTCTTGGCGACTTCGGCCAGGATCTCCATGACCAACTCTTTCGCGTCGTCACTGCCGGATTCAGCAGGGGCAGCAGCAGACGTTTTTTCCGATTTGGAAGATTCGGACTTGGCCGACCCGCCCTTGATATAGGTGGGGTTGAGCCATTTCTTGACGATCTTGTACGTCACGTCGTTTTCCGTGCCGTCGTTGTTCTTCATGGGCCGGGTGTTGAGTCGGGTACCCAACAGGTCGTTGCATTCCTTGGAGGTGGCAGAGGCAACATACGCCTTCAGGCCCACGAAATCCGGCGCATACGACCGGTCCAGGATCGACTTGGGGAAGCCGAGTTTGCACAGCGATTCGAGGAACACGAGTGCCCCGGCAGACTTGTTGAACGTGTCACTGGGGTTGACAGCATAGATCGTGTTGCCCTCGGTGCCTTCGTCACTGCCCAGATCCTTGGGATCGTCGTCGTCAGCGTTCGACGCCTTGCCGGGATGGAACTTGTCGCCGATGTTGTTGCCGTATCCCAAAAACAATTCTACGGGTTCAGCGCCCCGGACTGCCTTGCCGTCGTTGTCCAGGACAGCCAGGGAGAGCGACAGTGCTAAGTGGGTCGCCTTGAACTCGGTCTTGTGGTTTTTGAAACACGCGGCAGTTACCTCATAATTGCCGGGTTCAATACCGCCTCCTCCTTGTACTGCTTTGTCAGGGTTGCTAGATGCTCTTGCCATTTAATTTCGATCCGATCCTTTCAAGTTGTGGTTGTTGGCCAGTTACTCAAGTATAGTTTCAAGGTGAAACCAAGTCAAGTAATTAAAAAGAAAAATGCGTCACCGAACGAACAATTTAGCGGCTAATGACTCCCGCCGAATGCGCAGTGCGTGAATCTCCCGGTCTAAATAATTCTGCACGCTTTTGCTTGACTTATTGGATTTCCCTAAGCTCTGAATCAATGCCAGCTTAATTCGTTCGGCGAACTCGATTTGGTTATTGACAGCTTCGATCATTGCGTATGTGTCGGGTACCATGTGGGTTATGTCTCCTCAACTTGTAATCTTCGCAAGTAAAATCACACTCCGAGTAGTCAGTGTGCGTATTTCTTCGTCCAGACCAACCAGAAAACTGTAGCAAAATCTATTTCTTTCTGGGCTACATTCACGTACTGCGTCTCGAACGCGTTTAAGTAACGCTAGTTCTTTCTCAACGGACGCTAAAGTGTCTATACAGTCGTCTAACAACTCTTTGTTATCCATGTGTCTCCTTTACAATTTGGGCAACGGTGCCGGTAATTCATTAATTGACTTGACTTTGAACCATCGCGGCATGAACGACGAGCCACGCTTGATTAACTGAGTCACGTTGTCGTCAATAATGAACGTCACACCGAGATCATTACTATACCTGTTTATGCGGCCACATGCTTGCACTAAGTCTTGTGCTGCCACATAGCTCATGTAATCACTGTCTCGGGCAATACGCGCCTTGACCAGCTTGGACCCGAGATTGGGGTACGCCAGCTTGGACACGATCTGGTACTCAGCATTGGGACCGCTGAAATCCCATCCGGTGGAGAACGACGGGGACAGCAGCACTGAGCCATTGTCACTAATCATGAACCGGTCGTAGGCTTCCGTGGCTGTTTTGGATGCTGGGTCGGCTGCACCGTTGACCACTGGGTTGACGAACGCCGGTAGATTCTCCCGGATCTGTCGGGCGCGATCATACGACACACTGTGGACTAGGCCCTTTCGGTCATTGCCCCACGCACAGATCTCAGCTATACGATTCAGCCACCGCCGCGTGTCTTCGTCAGTCATCTTACGGCCCACGGCTGCGGTCGGGATGTGGTATACAGGGCCGTTCTCGGCTGGGAACTGTCTAGGCCATTCTTTGAAATCAGTGTCGGCTTTGGGTATGCCCATGTAACTGAGGGTCTTGGGGCGCAGTGTAGCGGACAACAGCACCACCTTCTCCACGCCTTGGAATAGACGCTCCCGGTACATCCCCGGCCAGATGCACTCGAACCTGAACACCCGGCCCTTGTCGGTACCTTCCTCCATGGATATCAGCCAGTTATCGTTCAACAGCTTGAGCCGGTTGACTCTATCCAACAGGCTGTCTACCTCACGGAACTCACGCATGGCCCGGTCTTTGGTTGTGCCGAACATGGACGACATACGAGCCTTGAGCCGGTGGTACTGGGCGGCTACTACATTGTGGATGTGGTCACCCATTGCCGCCCATACCTCGATGGTTTCCTGGTGTGGTAGATCACCAATGTCACCGCCGCAACGTCGATACTCGAACTCATGGATATGGAAATCCAGTGAAGCACTCAGCCAGTCGGGGGCTAAGTGGGCCTCGTCCAATATGAGGATGTCGGGCTTGACCATACCGGCACCGTTTTGATTGACTGACATCCAGTACGGGTAATTAGTCAGTGGCCGGTCGTGTTCATTAGCTGCTTTGAGAGCGCAGATGTACGGGCATCCATCCCGGTCACCGCAGCCCTGGTGCTGGCCCTCTAAGCAGTTGCCGCCCTCCCAGCATGGGTAATTGGCACGGCCACGGATGGACGCCAGCATACCGGGGAAGGTAGATAGATATTGGTTCTCCAGACCAAGAGATGCCGTGAGTATGGTTGACTTGGTACCGGATAACTTGGATGTCAACACAGAGATCCCGGATTTGCCTATGCCGGTAGGTGCTCCGATTGCGACGAATCGGGCATCACTAGTGAGTATGTAATCTACTACGTCGATCTGTGCTGGGCGGAATGATTCGTAGGTTGGTGGGAATCCATAGTCGGACGGGTCGAGGATCATGGGTAGCGTGTATTAATCCATATCGGTCTGGGTCACAACGGTGCCATCGTTGATCGTAGTTACATTGACCGGGCCATTGTAGTGAGCGGCCCACAGGTCACCAATGTATGTTATCTCATTGATGATGTAATTGTCCCACCAGTCGGGCGAGTGTATGTGGTCAATGGCAAAGTTGCGTGCATCCCGCTCGTTGTTGTTGGGGATAGCTACCACGATTGATAGCTTGGTACGCATAGACGGCGTGATACTCAGCCAACGGACATCAAGACGAAACAGGTACAGTTGTTTCATGTTAGTTAATAGTCTCCGTTCAATCTTCCAATTCGGAACTTTCACAGCCTAATTCACTGTACAACATCGTGATCGTATGCAGTGGGCACACATACCGTGATAGCTGTGCGGCATACTCTCTGACTGACATTGCCCACGCAGACCGGTGGGACTTACGGGCTTGACGGGACAATCGTTGTCTCGTGCGGTTAGTACAGGTGGTGCAGTGACCGCATACACAGGTGATGGTCGGCATACGGACTGGACATGGATTAGGCTGTGTTTACCTTTTGGCCTAGACGAATGGCAAGGTCAAGCAGTCGATTGCTGCATAGACACGGCATCACGTGCAACATTCTGGCAGCTTCACGTACCACTTCTGATTTAATCTGTGCGGCGTGCTCGGCTGGGCTGGCGGCGAGGGCGGGTTTCGTGATGCGGTCGAAGTGATCTATGCAAGACACGATGCCCGCCGCCATGCCTTTGCCGTACTGCCCCTCTGACCAGCACAGAGCGCCCTTGCTGCCAACAGGCCCAAGCATGGACTGGAAGAACTTTCTCGTATCCTCCAGCGCCACGCGCAACCCAGCCACGGTCGCGGCGAGGTCGTCGCGCTGTTTGGTCAGATCGGCAATGGTAGCAGCCATGGAGTGCGCGGCCATGGCATCATCCTCAGCCGTATTGATGCCAGTGATCGTACCCAGGCTAAAATTACCAATCATCATCTGAACACGCATCGCCAGATTAGGCCGATTGGCTATACCATCAGGCCCATCGTCGCAGTCAGCGTAGTTGTCACACTCATCGTATATGGCCCGTAGAGCGGTCCTAAGTACCGCAGAGTCATCCGGTTTATCCTTCGGTGTCGGCATCGACGTCGCCTTTCACACTCGTGTCGTCCGTCCACGCCTGCCGGTCGAAGTCACTGTTGGGGTCTACTTCAAACAGAAAGCCGGTAAATACCTTGGCAACAAACGCCTCCCGGTCCTCGCCCATGTTTGGATTAATTCGGTCCAGCTTGCTCTCCAATCGCGCACACACAGCACCCAGGGACGGTAAATCAATACGGTACCCGCGCTGGTAGAACTTCAACATACGAAGGATGGACCCGCCAACCTCTTCGATGCGCTTGGGGGAGGTGTAGTGGAGACGGCGTGCGGCCAGATCAGGGTAGAACCGGTCAGATACCAGTGATGTCATCTCCCGGCCATTGTGGTAGATCAGGGCTTGGGCGATGGTGAAGTCGAAGCTCCAGATACAATCTTCCGGTAGCGTGAACTTCCACTTGGTGATGATCTGGAGCGTATAGGGCTTGACTTTGATCGAAAAGGCGTTGTCGGTTGTGAACGTCGTCGGCACCTGTTTGGCCAGCGCACTGAGCAATCTCAGCTTGACTTTCACAAACACGTCTTCATCGGCCACAAAGATGTCGATGTCATTCACAGGTTCGTTGGCGATACATGACCGGATAAATCCTCCGGCGATGAATACTTTGCCGTGAAACTCGGCAAGTAAAGCTCTCACATAATCTGGTAATCGGCGTACACACCAGTTAATGTCGGTCGTGAGTAATTGCATTGGTCTCCCTTGCTGCGATCAGTGTGATTGTGTAAGTTAAACAGCGTCTTGGTAAAATGCGGCGCTGCAATGCGAACAACGAACGATGGAAGAGTGTAACTGACCGCACTCATACGAACCAGTCAGCCCAACTTGCGGATCAATGACTACTTGGCACACATACGCGCCGTCTGTACGCTTGGCTATCTTTGGTGCCACCGTGCCACATACCGGACATTGTCCGTTAGCTGGTTTGACTGGGGGTGGAGCGCCACCGCCCATAGTAGGTAGTTTGATCTGAGCCACTGCCACTGCCACAGCCGCAGCCGCAGCACCAGACAACCCAAAAAACCATGATCGACGATACATTGTAAGTGTCTCCAGATGAATTATACCCCAGTGGTCGTCAATACGCTGAGGTGCCGTATGTAAGTCGTCGCAGTAGCAGTACCGTCTCATTGACCGCACCGCGATGATGACTAATCGGGGTTAGCCGATATGTGGTTGTTACTGCTTGAACAAGATCGCCCGTACAGCACAGTCTTTAGCCTCAAGCAACTTACGAAGGGCCACCGTCTTTTCGGGGTTGTCGGGTAAGGTACCCGAGATGAGTTGAGCGAGTTCACCGAACGGCTTACTGACTGCCTGTAAGTGTTCCGGTAAGTGGGAATAAGCAAAGAACTGAAGTAAATACATATGGTTTCTCCTGGATTGAACTAGTGGGGGAAGGCTGGCATGTGACCTTCCCCCTGTCCACCGCGCCGTCGCTATGACAGTACGTTTGTTGCGTAGGTGGACTATACCGACATACGCCGGTAATCTCGGTGGGTTACTTCTTTCCCTTGGCCGCTTTGGGAGCCTTGGCAGCTTCAGCTTCAGCCTTGAGACGTTCCTTCTCGGCAACTTCTTCGGCCTTCTGCTGTTCCTTGTATTCCTTGGCCTTGGCCTTTTTGGTGGCAGAGTCAGTACCAACCATCTCATCGAACAGGTTCAACAGCTTGCGGTCGGTGCCAGTGCCGGGGATGTACTCGCCGGTCAGGTAATCGACAAACGCCACCACCTCAGGACCGTAGCAGGCTTCGGTGATCTGACCGAACCATTCACTGATGGCCTTGGCGTTGCGCTTGCCGACACTGACACCAGATTCACTGGCGGCAGCTTGGACGTGGCGGCTGGTCATGCTGGCAGCACCGTCAGTTTGTTCCGAATTGGAAGATTGGGCGGCGGCATCCTGCTTGGCCAGTTCGGAAGCGCGTTCGGTCACCTCGGCACGCTTGTCGTCGGGCACGGCCATCAGTTTCAGTGCGGCATCCAGGCTCTTGATCTCACCGGACGCGATCCGGGATTTGATCTCGGGCGGTGCAGCGGCCACCTTGCCGTACTCGCTCACACGGGAGGGGAGGATACCCAGATACTCGGCAACCTTGGAGTCGGCACCACGGCCCTTCCAGCCGTTGCGCTCACGGGACTCACGGATGATGCCAATCATGTCGTTGAGAGAGTTCTGGGTGCGCTCGATGTTGGACACAACCGCGATCCGGTAGAAGTCGGCGGCATCGTCGCGTAACAGGATCTCGACTTTCATCGGTTCGTCGGGGGCCTTACCACCACTACAGTAGCCCTCGTTAATCAGCTTGATCGCATCGACACGGCCACCGCCGTCGATGTACTCGTAGATGCCATCGCTGTCGCTGTGGATGGCAATCACGGGATGGGTCTGGCCGGTTGAACAGATGGACTTGGCCATGCGTTGGACACGCTCGGTACGCTGTTCGGCGGTCTCGGCGGGTCGGGCCTTTTCATTGGCCTCGTTGGGAATGAGTTGTTCGGGGTAGATCCGAAGGGTTTGATTGTTGCTCATGGTGTCTCCTGGTGGTGATCGGTTAATTGTTAATCGGTGGACAGTTCCAACTGTACGACATTCTAGGTGAAAGTGTCAAGAGTAAACATCAGTATTTGTTTGGGCCAGTGACGGCGGGGTGAAATGGCGTCGATCAATCATGTAGTTGAGCACGTCCACCACACTGTGAGCGCCGATCTTAACCATGGCGTTGTAGCGGTGGACATCAACAGTCTTGGTGGCGACACCAAGCATGGTGGCTATCTGCTTGTTGCGATGGCCCTGGCAGATGAGCAGTAGAACTTGTAGCTCACGGGGCGACGGACGAATCTTGCGGACGGTAGCGGACACAGAATATCTCCTGGTTAAATGTGGGCAAAGTTCCGAATTGGAACAAGTGGGAAACGGGGCCGTCTCGCGCCCACGCACGCGATAGAACCCCTGTATGTATATAGATACTAAAGTATCTATATACATCCTGTCCCCTTATATGTCAAGTGGTGGATTTCATCATCGCGTGGTGGCAGTTGGCGTGGTGCTTGTCGAGCAGCAAAAACAGCGATTTGTTGTCCATATCGAGCGTCGTTTGGGGGATCAATTGGCGGCAGTAATCACAGTACAGCAGTACGTTATGCTCCCTACCGTCACGAGCCGCGATGCGCCGGTCGCGTGCGTCGATGATGGATTTAATCCACTCGCGCTGACTGCGCTCGTACTCGGCCATCTCGTTAAATACAGTATCTACGTATTCCCTGAAGGCATGTAGAAATTCAGTCGTTTCCACGTTATTCTCCTGGGTTAATCACTGGCGTCAAGTGGTGGATTGTTGGTCGATGCCAGTGGGTCTGTAACCTCAACAATTTGCCACATTTCGTACTCATTTCCATTCCGTTGTTTGAGTAAATCATACGCGGCTTCTACATCCCCGGCTGCGGCTTTCTCGTAGTATCGGCGCTCTACTTTTCGGAGATATCCGCCTGTATTTTCGCCGTCTTTCGGGTCGCTGTATACACCCCATTCAGTGTCCAGATGCTTGAATAGACGATAGAATCCGGCGCGGTATTTCTCCTTGGTGGACACGTCGATTAGCATGGTGTCGGCCTTGCGGTTTTGGTACAAAAGTACGGTCACATTAGTCTCCTGGGTCGATGGTATACATCGTTTTGGTGCTGGTTAATTCGCGTGATAGGCTGTCCTCCAGCCACCACACTTTACCGCACGATGAGTCTATACATTCGACTAGTCTCACCGGTTTGTTGTCTCGTATACCGGTCCAGTCTGTCGGCTGGTATCGGTTCTGGCAGTTCGGGCAGATCGCGGTCGGGTCAAGCACGGTAGGCACACTCCTGGGTTGTATCGGTCGTTTGAAGCCAGTAGCACATGCAGCACTGGGGAGAGGAACATCGAAATAATACATGGACCTCCCATAGTGCGTCAATGAAGTCGATGATGGTGGGCTGTAGTGGGTGGTTACAGCTAGGGCATGGGTGGGGCATGGGGTTACTCGGGTGTTAGCTTGGCAAGTTCCGCCTTCAGCCGGTCTACCTCAGCGAGTGCATACACAGTCGTGCGTAGTATGGCCTCTACAGGCACGCGGAATACCAGCTTGCCGGTCTGTTCGTCGCGTATGAACATACGGTCCATGGGCTTCGTGGTGTTGACCAGTAGATAATAGCCCTCGGCATTGGCCTCGGTGCGTTTGATGAGTAGATCGGCGTCTACCACCTGGAAGTCGTGTCGTTTGATATACATTTCGTCGGTCCTTTCATTTGTTCCAATTCGGAAGATTGGCTTACACATCCAGGTCAATAAAATCCCCGGCTGCTTTACCTCTCTCCATTTCGAGCGGCATATTAACATATATCTCTGTCGTGCGTATGGACGCATGACCGAGTGTACGTTGAATCTGTTCGAGGGGCGCTCCTCCTTTACGTGCGCGACGGCCATAGAATCTTCGGGCGTCGTGTGGAGCAATCCCGGAGACTCCGGCTGCGGCTGCGGTGTCTCGGATGATTTTGTATATCATGTCGGATTTGATGCCGAACACAGGCTGGCTACTCATGACCATCCCACCCTTTGGTGGCCCGTTCGCGTTCAATCAACGCGGTATACAGCGGGTCGGGACTGAATAATACCTCGGCTATTTTGGGCACGGCGGCGATGATGTGACGGGTGTATTGGCTGTACGACTTTCTCCATTTACGGCTCATGTTGCGGGTCGATTTGATGTCTGGACCTTTGCGGGGTGGGAGCTTGCTGGTGGGCATGTGTTGGTCTCCTGGTTATGTGTTAATTGTCCCAGCTAAACGCTTAGTACTGGGTATACTTTGGCAATTTATAGGTTATCCCTATATAGGTTTGGCCGGGTGGCAGACCAGATCAGCCAGCAACTTGGTCAGTCCCCAGTACACAGCAGGGCCGGTATTCGGGTATTTAATGGATGTCATTTCCAGTATCTTTCTCAGTAGCTCTACGTCACGCCGCTTCAGATTCCACACGGCTTTTCCCTGTGAGTCACCCAACTCCAGAGTGTTATTCATGCCGTACAGTATGCCGCCCGGTTGATTCAGTGATTTACATGTATGGTCGTAATGATGGTCTGAACCTTCACGCATTACCTGTATTTCGTAGGCGGAGAACTCCACCTCAAATACCGGCTCATAGTCTATGCTAATCAGTTTCATGGGTTGTAATCTCCTCGGTTATCTCTATATAGGTTCCGCCCGGTCAGCGCCCGACTCGACACGCCAGCGTTCGATGTATCGGGCACACCAATCACTGCATGGGACCGTGCGACGTTTGCCACCCTTGCCGATAATGTCTACCCAGGCGTAACGACCGTCCTGGAGTTGCCAGTGGGACCATGCGAGGGATTCAAGCTCAGATCGACGTAGACCACATCCGTATGCAGTTGCGATCAATGCCGCGTCTCGTGTGCCGGTCGGACGGTCCAGCGCGACTGTGATAATGGCCTTGAGTTGTTCGTCGGTGATCCATTTACCGCACCGCTGTCCTGGTTGTCGAGCCATGGGGATGTCCTGGATTGAATAGGCAATATCATCGGCGATTAGATGTTGCGCTTGGGCCTCGCGTACCAACGTCTTGATGGCGGCTAAGGCGATGTTGTGACTGGAGGCGCTATTACGCTTCAGGATGGCACGTAGATGGCCCAGAACGGCCTCCCGTGTGATCGGGAGACCGCTAGACAGGTAACTGGTTATCTCGCGTATGTAGTTGCGTCTGGTGGCGTCTGAGCGTACAGAGACTACAGATCGGCCTGCGAGTTGCGAGATTAGATCGGCGCGGGATTGTACAGGTATGAGTGAACGTGTGGCCATGGTACTCCAATGTTCCAAGTTGGAAAATGTCAGGTTATGGGTATAGGGGAGACGTGAGTAGACTCCCCAATAGGCTATTCGATCAAGCTGTGTACCGTCTGGGCTACTGCAATCCCCAGACGTACCACCGCCCACATTACACACCGCACACTGGCCACGATTAAGGCCATGGTGATTATGTCGATTGGCTCCACTAGTCGTACCCGTGGCAGTAGGTGATATAGGCCAGTAGAATCACCGCCAGTAGTAGTATCAAGCGTTCAATCGGTCGCACGGTCGGCGGTCTCTCCATCTTTCAAAATCTGCAACGCCTGTCCCCAGGTACAGCCACGATCGCGCATGATCCAACGCGCAGTTTCCGCCTCCAGTTCCCTCTCGGCATCCATTAGCTGACGAAACTGATCGTCTGTTTTCCGCATCTGCGGAGTAACGCGAGTCCCAATCGGGTAGGCGCGTAGGCTTGCTTGTAATCTGCTCATTGGGCGGTCTCCTGTTCAATCGGTACTCGGACTTTTCTGATACGCACGCGGTACTGTGGCTGGTTCTCCCTGTATGCCTTTCGCAGTTCCAATGCTTCGCGGAACGTGTCGGCACAAGAGACCTCTTCCCAGGTGCGTTCGACGTACTGATGGATCTGGTATTCGTCGCGGGTTTTGCGGATGTAGGGCATCTAGGTTAGCTCCTTAGGCCAGTTGCCAGCGAACGGGATGTCTATACATGTCTTTCCTGCTCCCGCCCAGTTACTACCCGATTGACTGATGAATAGCTCCATGTTGCTTGGGTAGGCGTAATTGGATAATAGCCACTCCCATACGCCTACCAGGGACACGACGTATAAATCAGTGGCGTGGTAGCTGAAGTGGTCGTCTGTGAGTGCAGGGAACGCGGTTTGCAGTTCTATCTGTAGTTTGGGTTTCATGCGTTATTCCTTCACTGCGTCTAATATCCAACCAGACGGCGCAGCACCGTACATAGATGGGTAGCCGTCTGCTACCACTTCGCAGACTGCCGTACCAGGGTTGACACTGGCATACTTTTGAACGTCCGATAGGTCCATTCCCTGCCAGCATGAGCCACGGTACCAGATGGAATTCCATTGAGTGAGTGTTAAGCGTTTCACAGTCCGCACTCCTCTATCACTGCCACGCACGCGCAACAGAAGCACTCTACACACGAATGCCGGTTATCGGTCGATACACTCGCATGGCGTTTGATGTCTGACACTGGCAGTACAGCGGCTTGACGTTTCCATTCTGCCCACTGGTCACAACTCCGAGTGTATTGGCGGTATTTCGGCTTACCGTAACTGGTCAATGTGCGTATGGTCATAGTAGTAGTCTCCTGGTTAAGTGATTGATATTACAGGGTTTAGCCCTTTAGTGTGTTGGCGGTCAGGCCACAATCAGACAGGCGTTGCCGCGTCAATTTAAGCAATTCTGCCAGTACCGATTTATATTCATCGGTAACGCCGATCCATCCTTTACCGTCTACGAATGTTCCGCCGTCTCCAGCGGCATTGAGTCGATCCTTAAGGCGGAATAGTTCATTGATGCGTGCGTCTAAATTTTCCATGGTCAGTAATCTCCTAGATGTGAGTGTCAGTACTTGCGTGTGAGTAGGCGAACCATACCCACAATAAACAGTGTGCCGATTGATAGCGGTATGAGGTGCTACAGGCCCATCAGTTTGTCTGTTTAGCGTATTGCACACAGAACGCTTTGCACAGCTCTATCGGACTGCCGGAGTAGTGTGATTTCAGCTTGTATGCTTCGCTACCATTGAACAGTGTTTCGCCGTTGCGTGTTACCAGCATATGGCCTGTACACTGGTCGATCCATACGTGTTTAATCTCCAGTCCCATCTCTGCAACTTTTGGCCAGGTGCACATGATGTCCCATTCGACATCAGTCATTAGGGATTGGCGGAAATCATCGTACATCATTTCTTTGATACCGCCGCGATTGCGACCGCTGATACGCAAGTGAAAATCATTGGACAGTGCCGGTTTGACAGTCACGGTATGTTCTGTCCATCCGTCATACCCGCCCCATTCATCCATATGGTGATACGAGGTATTGAATACCAGCTTATCGCCGTGAGACTCGTCCAGGTCGAGCGTAGTACCAGCGTCATAACCTGACCCTGATGGTAGGTGATCTTTCACTAGACTCTCTATCATGTCTGTGTGACGGTCGAACCATGCGTGGTCTGGTTTCTTGGCGCAGTTTTCCCGTGCTGTGAGTAGCGTACTTAATTCGCTGTATAGGTAGCGTGCCATGGTGGTGATTCTCCTGATTGGGTTGTGTTGGTTTAGCTTGCAATTGACCGGATGTATACCGCAGATGGCATGTCTAACGGCAATGGTCCGGGCACATGGGTGAGCGTATGTACTTGACCGCTGTACATACACATACGGTAGCTGAATGGACCGTCTGCAATACGGCGGAGTGATTCGCGCTGTTGATAGGTGATAGGGGGCACGGTCGTGTGAATCTCCCTACACGTGAATGAATCGAATGGACTCGCGCCGTACATTGGGCAGTTCCACGGCTAACAGGTCAAGTGCTTGGGTAGCCGTGGCACGATTCCATTCATCGGCACGGATGAGCAATCCACCGCAAGTGAGCAATCGGTAAACGTGGCGTGTGCCGTTCCAACAAAATTGTACTCTGATACGCATGGGTGTGAATCTCCTGAATTGAATTTGGTCTACTACGCTCGAATGAAAAACACGTCAACACATTCGTTACCGCCGTGAGTCCATGGCACTGTACGGTCTAGCTTCCATCGACCCCGTACATCCTGATCCTTACGCGCGACCGTGAGCATCTGGGCCTCTGTGGGCATACCTAGGTCCCACTTGAGATCGACGCGCATGTACAGTTCATTACCTTGCGGTTGGAAGCATACAACGCGGTCGTGCTGGCCGAACACAGTCACTACTGAATCGTGGTCATTGACTAGTACGTTCAAATGTCCGTTACTGACGGCTGTGAGAAATTGTGACATGGGTGTTAATCTCCTAGAATGCGAATGTTCCAATTTGGAAGTTTGGTCTAGCTGGCTAGCCCGGCATCCTTACGCCAGCGCAAATAGGCGCTCAGTGTGCTCCAGCATTGACTGATAGCACCGCGTACCAGTTCAATACGAGTAGTGGGCATTCCCGCGCCCATAAACTCCCGTACTACAGCATCTTGTATGCCCACTTCAAACACTCGGGTAACCAAGGCTGGATCAATCCAACGCTCGCACATATGGGTCAGATCGGTAGACAGTACCGCGCCTAGAATCCAGCCTTGAATGCGTGGAGTATCGCCCAGTGCAGGAGCGTACTGTATACGCGCTACCATGCGTCCTAGGCGCTCTTGTGCGCCCTCGGTATAGGTAAACAGGTTACCTACTTGGCATTTGCGCTTACTCCAACCGATAGTACTGGAATTAGGGCATGTCACTTGTTTCTTGTCGAATGTTGCATCGTGTCTCATGGGTTGTAATCTCCTAATCAATGGTGGAAGTTTGGTCTAGATGTTGGCCAGTACCTTACGTGGCACTCGGTTAGCCTTGATCCATGCCGCAAGTTCGGCACGGTCAAGGTTACGGATGGCAGTATCGAACCTGAATCCATAGGACTCACTGTAGTAGTCTCCAGACGGTACCAGTGACTCGTAGAAGGTCAATAGCGCGTCTGTACTGATGTCTGTGAGTCTGTCATCAGTCTCGATTGATAGCCGGAATGCACGTGTGATCTCGCGTACAAATTCCTTCCATCCAAACGATTCCCAAGCCTGCATATAGTTCTCATGCTCACGAGTGGACAAGTCGTCTTCGTCCAGTACAGGGCGATTCTCTAAGCTGGATTCAATCTCTTCAACATCGGCTAACCTGTCAGGATGCACAATCACAATCTCGAACCAACCATTCGCCCAATGGCCGAACCGATGCACCTCACAAGTGTCTGACTCGCCGCCTAGAGTCTTAAGTTGTGAGGCCCAATTGGACTCTGTGAGGCAACCTGAGTCTCGGTTACGCGAGACTGGCGCAACGAGCCAATCTTGTTGATCGGGCAATGCTAGCCCCTTGCAATCGAATCCAGTGGGTTGAAAATCTTTGTAGAGTCGCATGTGATTAACCTTCCATCGCCATCAGTGTGAGATTGATAAACACCGCCAGTAACCACAAGAGCGCTACCAGTGTGATGTAGTCGGATGCGGTGAAACGTGGGCGCATATTAGTCCGGTAACGGGTAACGCTTGACTCCACTCACAATCCACGCGGGGAAATGCGACCGCAATATGTCCGCCGAATCCGCGAATGTAGTGTCAATGCGTGCCATGATATACCGGGCTGCCGCGCGTTGTCGTAGTTCGTAAAGTCTGACTGTCTGCGAGTAGTTCATGTTGTTTGCTCCTGTAATCACGCTAATTTATCACCTAGAACAACGCAAGCATAATCCACAATATTAATAGATTTTAATGAACGTAAACAACAGGCCCACTAATCTTCCAACTTGGAACAATCACTAACTACCAATGTTATCAACAACATACCCAGGCACTGTATAATATTTATACACTGTCTAAAATTTGTACACTGGCCTGGAAACCCGTGAGTGTATAAAAATTAGACACTCGATGGCGTATCACGGCAATGATTGGCGCTGTAGTCCCTGCCAGAAATGGAACAGGCAGGATAAGGTGAGTTGTGTAGAGTGCGGAAAAGCGCCAGCCCGGTATATTACCCGGTCGGACCAAGCACGTCATCAGCGCGCGCGTGTTGCAACTAAACGAGTTAGCTACATAACTTCCAAATTGGAACAAGCCCAAAACGAACAAGACATGTAGCAGTGGCCGCGCCAGCGGACACAATACATGGCTTTAATACAGTAACGCTAATAACAGTTAGCATGATTAGCAGAGCCATGGACGCTGGCAGGGTCAACGATGGCCAGTGCTCAATCAATCAATGAACGCACGCGCGCGAGGGCAGGCGTGGGCAGGCAGGCGTGTGCGCGTGAGGGCGTTCGGCTGGATAGGCCCAGGCCCATTGTTTCGGGGGTGGGGTACGGGCGCCATCATAATAACCATCGGACGCCCACAATTTTTGTAAAAATTTTCAGCGGCCAAATTCTCAACTAGAAACTGCGCCAATCCATCCAATCGAATCTTCCAACTTGGAACAATCGAGCGGCAGATAAATAGTGATGACGACAGATGTATGTATAGATCGAGCGCAGCGAGATCATACATACATCCCCCACTACCAATCTTCCAACTTGGAATATTCTCCACCTATACAGAGGTGAGCCGACCTCTGTTGATTCCGCCTTCAGTGACTCTCCCGTGCGTACAGATGCAGTATGAATTAACCAATAAATTGAGCGTTAATTCGAGCACGATTTAATCGGCCCCTCACTGCGTTCGGGGCCACGATGTGGGCATTTTGGTGGAATAAGTGGAATCTGCTAAGTCGTTTAAAATCAATAATTTAACTCCTCAACCGATAGGATGTCTATAGTGAGCGAAGCGAACTATAGACATCCCTCTTTTATGTGTATAAATATAATTATATTTATACACATTTTTAAGTTAGTTTAATGTCTATGCAATCCATTGCATAGACATTTTTCCTTATTGCCATTTGACAAAATAACTTGACAAAGTTATTCTTGTTAAAGGGTGGGGGGATGATAGGGGGGGAGAGAGAGTGCAGAGAGAGAGGGGGGAAAGCAGGGGGGAGGGTCTTTTGCTGGCCTTTTGCCCGTTTCTTCCAACTTGGAACTTTCCGCCTTCAGTGACCGCCATGACTAACGATCTTCACGTTTACCCTATTGACGATCTAAGACCACACAACACCAACTCCCGTGATTGCGCCTGTCGTCCCAAAGTAGAGATAGATCAGTCCGATGGATTCGATGTAGTTATGGTGGTGCATAACGCATTCGATTTCCGTGAGAATTTTGAATCTTCCAATTCGGAACTTTCCCAGTAGTATCTATACACGCACGCGGGGATTTTACATGTCATACTTGTCTCAGGTACAACATGACCCACCTGATTAAACTCCTTCTGTTGTTCGCGCTGTCTCTCCCGGCGTTCTCCCTTGGCCGCACTGTTGGTTGGTGTGAGAAAGGTGGGCAGGCTGTAGTCACCGGGGCCGTCAACTCCACCACCAAGGTCCAGAGATCCTACCCCGGTTGCACGGTTACTGTGTATCTGACCGGTAGCGGCGGCACTCTGGCCACACTGTATGCCGATGCAACGGGCGCGACACCCCTTGCCAACCCATACACGGCTGATTCATTGGGTTTCTACGGGTTCTACACCCAAAACGGCACGTATGATATCCAGTTGACTGGTGGAGGTCTGCCGACTCCGATCACACTGGGGGCGATTACAGTCAACCAGTCTATATTCCGCGAGGTCACTGTATGCGGTGCCAAGGGCGACGGTACCACTGATGATGGTCCAGCCATCCAAGCCTGCCTCGATTCTGGCCAGCCGGTGTCGTTTGCTCCGGGTACCTACCTGACCAATAGCTCACTGACCATTACTACGGTCGGCCAGGAGATCATCTGTATCGGCGGGGCGACGATCAAGGCTGGCAGTGGTCTGGGTAATATATTTACTGCCAGTGCCGCCCGTGTGAAGATCCATGGTTGTACGTGGGATGGTGCCTCCCAGGGGTCTAACGGTAATTTCTTACTGTTCAGTACCGGCAATGACTTCAGTTTTTACGACAACGTAATCAAGGCCAACATGCCGGGTCAGTACGGTATGGTTAATCGCGGCTCCCGCATTGATGTTAGCCACAATCACTTTATTGAGATGATGGGGCCTGCCCTGAATGCCCAAGGTACTGCCGCCTCAGTGGTCTACAGTCACAACTTTGTCACGGCCATCACCTCGCAAAATGGGCCATTAGGCGGCACGGCCATCTCAGTATCGGTCGGTGGCAACGGCGGTACGATTGTCGGGGTGGTCTTCTCCGGTAATGCGGTCCAGACCTCCACCGGGTTCTGCTACGAGGCCGGTAATTTCGCCAATTTGACCCTCGATGCGGTCAAAGATGTGACAGTTACAGGCAATACGTGCAAGATTGTCGGTGCCGGTGCCCAGTCGTCCAACTGTAGTACCCAGACCAACGCCAAGCCGTGCGGTGGTGTGTCGTTCAGTACCATGACCAACGGTGTAGTGACTGGATTATCCTATGACGCAGCCGGTCAATCTGCCGATATTGCCGGTATTGAGATGGTTCAGTGCGTCGGATGTGCCGCAGTCGGTAATACTCTACTGGGTGATACGGCTGATACAGTCAATGGCAGCGCCGGGATCTCCCTGAATTGTCGTAATTGTGTGGTGGTGGGCAATCGAGTGGTCAATTTCGGCTATGTAATCGCCAATTCAGCGGTTGTACTGTATACCCGTAGCGATTTCTTGGACGTATCCGGCAACAACATCTCCAATAACGTGATTACCTTCACCGGATCGACCACTGGACCGTCCGGTATGCGTATGAGTTGCAACCATGCTGCCGGTGTGATGGACAATTTCACGTTTAATGGCAATACGGTCAAGGGTCCAGGCAATACATCCGGCTGGAACGGCATGGTGCTGGCAGTTCAAGACCCCGGATGCAGCATAGACAACATCACGCTCACCAATAACTCCTACGCCGACGTATATTTCGGCATTGTGATCGCTGATGTGACCGGAATCCAGTATTCCGGCAACAATTTCAACAATGTGACCACCCCGATGTTCGATAATTCGTCATCGCCGCTGTCGATATTCAGGCCACAGATCATGCCGTACTGGTTGTCAGTGGGAACCCTCAATGCACCTGGATTTACCCTCGATGTCAACGGAAATTTGCGTGTATCGACCGCCGCTGAGGTCGGATCGCTGTATACGCCGTCCATTGTGGTGGGCGGCAGTCTCCGTAATGCCTACTATGGTAATGACAGCCACCAACCGCTGTGGCAGACCGGCGAAGTCATATTCCAGGGCACCTATATTGACCGGTTAGCCGGGGCAATTGACTCCTCCACCACCACTGTCAATGTATACAACGGTGCTGGGTTGCTCACTGGGTACTATTTTTACGTTGACAGTGAGGTGATGCTGATTACTGGCGGTGGTGGCACCAATACACTCACTGTACAGCGCGGGTATCTGGGATCTACTCCAGCCGCCCACATATCGGATCAACCTCTGGCTGTACTGAACGCTGTTGGTGACTCACCCATGTTTACCATCGCGGCTGGCGACACGGGCAGTCCCGGTAATCAGTGGAGATTGCGTATTCAGATGTTAGAGGACGGTGGCGGGTTCATCATGCAAAACGAAGCGTTGTCCACGCAGTTCAAGTTTGGATCTATTCTTGGGCTGGAGGTCACCCCGGACGGTGTGTACCCGCGTGCTCTGCCATACGCTGAACTCGGTGCGATTGATCCGGGTCGGGTGGTCTACTGTACTGATTGCCAGCCGACCGGTACTACACCGTTCGCGTGTGCCAGCGGTGGCAGCGGTTCGTGGGCGTTTGACACTACCGGCGTACGGTCCTGCCCGTTCTAATCTTCCAAATTGGAAGAATCCCCCAAAGTTCCGAATTGGAAGAAACCGATGTACAATAAACTCGTGAAACAATTACTGCTGTTGCTACTCCTGTTTCTTCCAAATTGGAACATTCAGGCCCAAGTGTCCTCCAGTCCAGTAGTATCAGGCGCACAAACGGTTGGTGAGGCGTGTGCCGCTGGATCTAAGTTTTTTGCTAATCTGGCCACCGGTGAGTTGGTCAGTTGTCAGAGTGACGTATGGGCCTATGTAGGTGGTGGCGGTGGAGGGTCAGTCACTACATCGTGTGGGTTGACTGGCACTACGGCTTTGAGACGCCGGGAGGTGGTATCGGTTGAAGCTGGTCCTACCTACACGACTGATGTGGGTGATTGCGGCGCTACTGTATCACTGACCAATGCCGGTACCAAGGCGGTTACGCTGGACAACACGGCGTTCTCCAGTGGCATGTTCGTTACTATTAGGAACTCTGGTAATGGGTTGGCCACGCTTACCCCGTCATCCGGTACCGTGGCTGGTGGTGCAACTCTGCCCATTGCTTTGGGTCAGTGGGCTACGCTGGCCTACGACGGTACTAATTGGGTGATGGTTCAGAACAATCGGGTAACTACCGGCTCTGGGTTGTCCCAAGCCAATGACGAAAACGGGATTGTAATTGATATCGCACCGGAAGTACTGACTACTATTGGGGTCCAAACGGTCACTGATAAGACCCTCATCGCGTCTACCAACTCGGTTGGCCCCTTGGCGATCAAGAACGGATGCACAGACTCAGTAGGAACCGATTCTTACGCCTGTGCTCTGTCACCCGTCCTGACGGCGTACAGCAACGGCGGCATGTACTGGTTCATCGCTGGGACCGCCAACACTGGTGCGGCCACCATCGACCTTGGGCCTGGGGTAAAGACCATCAAGAAGGTCGCAGGCGGCGTCACCACGGACCTTGCCACCAACGACATTCGCATCGGCCAAGTCGTGCTGATTCAGTACGACGGGACCAACATGCAGATGCAGAGTACGCTGGGGAATGCGGCGAGTGGTGGTGGCGGTAAGTTTATTGTGGTAACGCAGCATATCGTTCCGGCTGGAGCGGTGCAAGTAACTGCCGCAAGTAGCTTCTCTACCTCCCTCTATCAACCTATTCGGCTTAACGCCACTTCCGCAGAGGATGACATGGCGGTACCGATGCCAACCGCAACAACAGCCACTAAGCTATGCGTGCGGACTTTCTACGGAACGCAACCAGCAGACGGTGCTCTGACAGTGACGCTCCGCAAGGATACCGCTGGGAACGGAACATTTGCGTCTACTTCTCTAGTCGCTACTGTTCCAGCTAACGGCGTTGCTGGATTGTATTGCGACACGATGAACTCGGCTTCTATCAGCGCAGATGACAAGATTGTTTTACTGATAGAGAATACGGCAAGCACGGTCAGCGGTTATTTGGCCAGCATCTCAATGGAGCTTGCCAACCTGTAAGGAAATGCATGCCAATACTATTACTCCTTGCACTGTTAATATTGCCTTCGTCGGCGTCTGCCCAAGTGTCATATACCCTATCAGGAGGGCAGATATCCGCCCTGACTTATAACGGTCAATCATGGCGCACGCTGCCAGACCCTCTCGGGTACCCGTATGGTGACGCCACGATAAACGGGGTAAACACTGGATTCGAGCAACCCGCCGTCTCAAACACAGCCAATACGCTTACCCACACATTCCAAGGCGGAACCGCCAATGAGTTTGTAATTGTCTCTACTTTTACGGCCAGCACTGACACACTGAGGGTCGATATCGTAGTAACGAATAACGCCAGTTCCGGGGCGATGACAACCTTGAGTTACGGGATGTTCACCGTTACAGCCCCGTCTGCGACCACATCTCCAGCATCTCCGACGACTTTTGCTGCCCTGCAAGCTGACATGGATGAACCATACGGATATTTCTATGGTGCAAGTTGGGCACTCTCTGCTTGGCTTGGAGACTACTCTAACAATCCAAGGATCACATCGGCCTCTAATGGCCCTGGACAAGTTAACTACAACTGGAGTATTTCAGTTCCGGCGCTGAACACGCCAGGGAACAAGCCATTCAGTGTAGCTGGTGGTGGGGGTACATGGGCGACGACACTGTGGTTTAAGTTTGCCGCCACGCAAGCATCAGAACAGTCGATGACTACGGATGCGGTTCTGGCATATAGATCATCTTATCCATATGTCCAAAATTACCCGGATCGCCGGGCATGGGCAGAATGGTATACGGCGGATCACGTCAACGCCACGTCGTCGAACCCTCGTGGATACTGGCAGGACAGTGCGCTTGATGCTGGAGATCCGGTCGCATTCGAGGCAGCAATGCAGGCTAAATTAAATGGGCTTTTGTCTACCATGGCGGCTCTTACGCCAAAGCCGCAAGGAGTAATTATCTGGGACATAGAGGGTCAGGAGTTCGATCACGCAATGACGTACATTGGCGATCCTTCGCTAATGCCGACGATATCCCCAGAGATGGATGCGGTAGCAGACAGCATAGTTAATCAAATTAAGGATGCTGGTTATAAAGTCGGATTCACTCTTCGCCCAATGAAGATCCTCACTGGCACATCGCTTCCTGGTACCTGTGTTGCTTCTCCAAAGGATGTGTTTGTCGATACTGACGCGACTTTTCCAGACCGTGGCTACCGATGCGACACTACGAATACGTGGACCCAGACGGCACTAACAGATCAGACGGCTCTAACCAGCGTGAGCGCAGTGTTAGACAACATGAGGCCGAAGATTTCCTATGCTGTCAATCGCTGGGGAGCGTCAGTATTCTACGTGGATTCGACTGTCAACGTCGGCGGTAGCCCTATGACCACAGAGGTGTGGCGGACCCTCCAATCAGAATATCCAGGCGTGGCATTCTTCCCGGAGAATGACCGATTCACCACCTTGGCATCAGCCGCTCCGTTCAACCAAGCCAGATTCAGCCTATACGGACCTTCGAGCGCACAACGCCTGCTGTACCCAAGTGGGTATGGATTCGTTAACGTCCAAGACTGGAACGCGGTCGATGGCTACTCAACGATGCTTTCTGGAGTGGCGCAAGGCGACGTGCTCTCCTATAACGGCTGGTACGCCAACCAGTCGCAAACTGATGCAATTGCGCTGTATACGAGCGCCGCCACCCTCAACGCCACAGTCGCCATGACTGACCGTGGCCAAGCACGCACCTTCAAGTCAGCGCCAGGAACCTCGTTCACTTACCCAATCACGGCTCGGGTGTACTTCGCAGTGGATGCCGCAGGGCTTGCGGCCAGCACGACCTACTGCACGCGCAAGGCGACTGACTCTTGCTATTTGGCCGGCGCGCTTCAATCCACAGCCGCCCTCGACCTATCCAGCCTGACGTACTATTCGGTGCGTTACTACGACTTCGCTGGCAACCTTGTTCAAGATGCAAAGACTTACGGAACTATCCAATGAAACTACTGGTATGTTTGTTTGTATCAGTTGTCTGTCTCGCGCAGACGACCGTGAAAGTTAGCCAAATACAAAGCCCGACATCCAATGCCCTACGGTTACTGTCGTTTGCAGCGGACGGCAAGCCAGCCTACCTAACTCTCGGTCCAGGGCTGGGCGTATCCAACGGTCAGATCGTGCTCATGGCGACCGCTATACCGTCAGTGGTAGTGGTACCGGTGCGGTTGGTGCAAGCCTCAGACGGCACATACATCGTCACGCCGGGCGCAGCCCTGTACTCGCGCAACGGTCTGATCCAGGAGATCGGTAAGGACTTCACTATTGAGGTCGGTAAGCTAATTCCGTTGCTGACTTGGGCATCGGATGACGTGGTGGTTCAACACGGTATCCGAGTCAATGGCACGCCCCAATTCATCCCGTAGTTGTCAGTATCACCCAAGCCGTATCTTTGACATTTATAGGTGAATGTGGGATTATAGACGTGTGGCGGCGGTGTGGATGGACACACTTCGCCTGGGGATGTCCGACCCTCCCAAGGGGTGAGCGACCAGGAGGCTGGATCGAAAAGAGCTTGGGCGTTGCATCCAGCCTCATAAATCGGATTCAGACGGTATCAAGTCCGTCCCGCCACAACAACATCAGACCACGGCACGTAGTGGTACTTTGACATTTATAGGTGAATGTGTGACCATTAGTCCATGGCCACTCAGAGGCGGCGACCTAACCGCAAGAAACCAACCCACGTAAAAGAAGCCATACGCGGGTTGGTGCCGTCTGTGCATCATGGTGAACTGGATGTCGAGTACAACGCCTACCTGAAGGAGATTGACCCCAGTGGTGAGTCGAAAAGCAGTAATGATATTCGTCGGGCTTTGGCTATTAGTACTGATGTTCGGTTTAAGGAGTTTCTGGGTCGGCTGAGTGACCCCAAATACAAGGGCAAATCACTAGCCACCATCGCCAAATCGTGCGATATCCAGCTACCTGAATTTGCCCAGTGGTGGCAAAGTGCCCAGAAGATGCGTCTACTGGCACGCGCACAAGAGGGGCTGGCCGAGATCACAGAGCACATTATCAAGGATGCCCGGTCCAAGATGGTGGTGTGTGAGGTGTGTGATGGATACGGGTGGAGATACGCTGATGCAGCTATCCCGGCCCAATACACTCCCGGTGGGCTACAAACCATGGGTGATCGTCAGATACGCACCTGTTTAAGCTGTGCCGGTACCGGGCTGGTCGAGGTCAGCGGCCAAACTGAGGCACGCCGTATGCTGATGGATATGAACGGGCTGAACCGTAAGGGTGGTGGCCCGAGCGTGACAATTAACACCAATTTCGGCGGTGTGGGTTTGGAAAGCGCCGTCGAGAAAATGAACCAAGTGAATTTCACTGTGGAAGCCGATTACGAGGAGATGGATAAATGAAAGTCATACTGTGGTTGAGTCTCGGATTAGCGGCACTTGCCCAAACTTCCGAATTGGAACAAACTAAGCCGCCTGTCATCTCCGCTGATGTCCGTGCTGCTTTCTGGCGTGCAGCATTGGAGAAGACTCAGGCTGAGTCCAAGTTCAACGAGATCACGACAACCATGCGTATGCTGTGTGGCCCAACACACACCCTCAGCCAAGACGGTAGTGGTGAGCCGAAATGCGTGGTCAAGCCGGTTATCCCCACCAGCACCCCCAACACCAAGGTCAAGTAGCATGATAGAGACCCTGAGACTCATATTCGCCCCATTGGGTGTGATCGCACGCGAACTGATGATCATCCGTGAGTTGTACGAGGCCGATCTAGCCCAGCGGGAGAATCCGATCTACAGGGTCACCGAACAACCCAAAGAGACTGACACCACCGTTACCTATGCCGGGGATGTAGACGACCGGCCAGCACACAAGCGGTGGAGTCCCTTTGGAGACAGTGAGTAGCGATGTATTCGGCCAAGATCTGTGACCGTCGCGTGCAGGATTCAGCCAAGAAACTGGAGATCCGGGTCAAGCGCCTACCCCGGCTGGAATCTATCGGCATTTCTTCCGAATTGGAAAAACTCCGCAAGGATAAACACGGCAAGGATCTACCGGACGGTCAGTTGGCCCGTGAGTTGAAACGTGATGAGCGCGAGTTTATTCAGTCAGAGCAATTATTGTGCAAGTGTGATTTCAGATATTTCTTTGAGAGATATGGTGCTGTGGAACTTGACAGCGGCGTGTCTAATCGCAGCGGTATCGGTGCGCCAGAACTCCTGCCGTCCCAAAAGAGGTTCATTATGCTCTGGGGCAAGCGGGAGGAAGATTGCTACCGGGAGGTTAAGGAAAATGGCTTCACGGAAGGTATCATGTGCTACATCCACAAGGTACGCCAAGTCGCGGCTACGGCTACGGTTTGTGCAGCGGCGGTTCATCGAATGGTGTTATGGCCGGGTACGCGGTCTCTGTCGGCCTCGTTAGATGATATACGGCGCAACGAGCTATTCACTCGGCACAGCCTGATGCTGGACAATCTGCCGTTCTGGTTGAGACCGACCATGAGTAAGGACAAGAGCGGCGAGGCACTGGCACTGGCAGCGCCCAACAACTCACGGGCCAGTTACCAGAGCGAGAACCAAGAGACAGGTATTGGTGTTGGTACCCAGAACGATGTCAGCCACTTGACTGAGGTGGCGCTGTGGAAACACCCCGAGTCGATCCGGTTCAGTTTTGTGCCGTCGATGCCTAAATCCATCACCACGCTGCACGTACAGGAGTCCACCGCTGACGGCAAGGGTAACTACTGGCACGAGGTCACGGAAGCTGCCAGGAAACGGCGCAGGGGCTACGAGGCGTGGGTCTATGCGTTTATACCGTGGTACCTGAATACGACCAAGTGGAGGGCCGTGCCGCCGCCCACATGGATACCCGAGGAACATACTACCAAACATGCCGAACTGATCTACCGGACATCGCCGGAGTTTAACAATGGGGTAGCTGTCAGGCCGACTAAGGACCAACTGTACTGGTGGGAGACTGCACGCACTCAGCACGCTATGAACGGTGAATTGGCCACGTTTCTCACTAATTACCCGGCCACACCGGAACAGTCGTTTCAGAACCCATCGCAGGGGGCATTACCAGCCGAGTTGATTGAGATCCTGGAACTGAGTGTGAGAGGTGGCATACCCTACAATGTGGGGGTGGCATATTCACTATGAGCACTCTACCTGATGCGTTCTACATCGACGGGTCCAACCTCGTACAGTCCGAGGAGAGTGATGAAGCCCTGGACGATGATCCCCGTGGTGTGTTGTGGATGTGGGCAGAACCATCATCCAGGGCCAAGTACATACTCGGCTGTGATCCCACACAAGGTATTACTGGCTGGACACGCGGTACTAGGGCAGTAGGCGATAACAAAACCGACAACGCCGTGATTGAGATATTTGAAGTAGACGGTGACATGGTGCCTATGATCGGCAAAGATGGCAAGCTGGTTAAGGACGAAAACGGTAAGGTCAAGCTGCATTATGTCGATGTGCAAGTGGCCGAGTTTGCCGCACCCATTGATGCCGTCGAAATAGCGCGTGTAATCAACGTGGTGGGGAGATTGTTCCGTGGTGATGCTGAGGACCAGTGCGAGGCTATTATCGAGACTTACCCCGGTCCTGGCATGTTGACATTGCAAGAATTACTGCGGCTTAATTACGAGAATCTATGGCAGTGGGAGCGTATTGCTGATGGTCGAGCAGAACAGACCACTGCGATCGGTTGGCATAGCAATATGCAATCTCAGAAGGTGTTGTGGATGCGGTCCCGTCGCCATCTGATGAGCCACAAGGCGCGGATACAGTCTAAGTGGCTAATGGATGAATACAGTAACGCCGTGGTAGATCCAAACACCATGAGGGCCAGAAGCAGCTATGGGATGCATGATGATCGTATCCAGGCCGCATCTATGTGTTTCTGGGCCGGTCATAAGTGGACGTATGATGTGGAACCGAGTGTACCGATGGTCACACCTACCAAAGAAGTAGACTTTCAACGGTTCGCGCCGACACTCGATGATGAACTAAGTTACTCGGATTTCAAGTCGAATTTCTTTGGATAGCTCCAGCTATTGACACGTATCACTTTATAGGTGATAATCTCTTTGTGAGCATACCTAAGCAAGCCGCCAACTTAGAGCGGAAACCATTGTCTCCTCCGAAGCCTGGGGTGGCTGTGAATGGAACCACAGTCGCCCCGATTCTTCCAAATCGGAACGATGCACCGGCCCACATTAAATGTACGGTCGATGTGTTGGACGATGGCAGTGCTGATGCGATTGTTCAGATTGATGCCGAGATATTGAAGCGGTTGCAGAACCGGGCCGGGACGATGGATCTGGGGCAATACCTGTGGAACAATGTGTTTCGACGGGCACTAGAGACCCATGTATTTTAGGATCTATCATGTCAACTGAAAAGACCCCCTGCCCGAAGTGCGGCGTACCATTTGGTATCGGTGATTGGTTCGACTGCAAAGGTGGTCATGGCAAACCTTACGGCGGTACCCTACTCAAAGCCCTCCACCCATCGGAACGTCCTGTTGTTTACGAGAATCCACGAACCGGCGAACTCCGCTTTCCTGCTACTGCTGACTCTCCTTTACCGGGTGTGTATGCTCGTCAGGGCTATGTGCGTACTGAGCTAGACTCACCGGCTGCAATCAAGTCGTTTGAGAAGCGTACAGGGAGAGTCCATGAACGGTCCCACTATGACTCTGCCAATGACTCAACCGGTGCTGCGGAACGCTCGATGACAGCCCCGGCCACGTCTACTCCTACTATCTCTGGATTAGACGGCTAATGTACAATTAAGCCATGAGTATTAACCGTGCGTTGCCCCCGTTACCCGAAGGCGTGGAAATCGGTAGCCGTGATTGGGAAACGATTACTTGGTGCAACGCCAAACTCAAAGAGGGTGAGCGGTTTGTGGAAGCGTCACCCGGATACGACAAGATCCAACCGGCACTGGATTTCTTGTTTCATCTGGAGTCTACCACGGGTGCCTCGTATGTACCGTCGAACAGTGGTGGACTGTCCCAAACCCGCGTTAATTATGTCGGCAAAATAGCCGAGGACATCACGGCGATGCTGACCGATACGAGAGTGTTTTGGAACTACACTTGTCGGAATCCCAAGTACCAGGAGCAGGCGAGACAGGCCAATCAGCGTGCCGAAGACTGGTACTCGGATAGATTGATCGACCAGCGCATGGCCGATGCGGTCAGGATCTACACCTATGCCGGGTCATCGTTTCTCCACATGTACTACAGCCGCCGTGTGGACGATATCATGATCGAGGCCGAAGACCCGCGATGTGTGTTCCCGGTCGAGCCGAACTCCTACCACGATATCCAGGAATCGCTGGGTGTGATTATCCGCAAGCCCCGCACACCGTCATGGGTTGAGATGGAGTACGACAAGATTGTAGCGCCTGACATTGGTGACCCCGGCTTGTTTGGGTGGTTCAAGCGTGCGTTGTCGTCGGTAAGCTCCAGCAAAAAGACCGGCCCACTGGCACGCAAAGAGCACGCGAGTGACGATGCCATACCATCCATGCCCACTGTGTTTGTGAACACGATGTACTTGGATGATCGCCGTACCAACTCCAAGAGCAAAACCGTTTACATGGGTGACTGGCAATTTTCCGAATTGGAAGAACCGAAACCAAAGAATCAGTGGTCATACAAGGTACCGCCCGGTGCCCCGCTATACCCGTTCAAGCGGATGATTGTGTGGACAACCTCGTGTATGCTGTACGATGGCCCGTCACCGTTCTGGCACAGCATGTTCCCGCTGATTAAGCTGACCCTGAATCCATGGCCTAAAACATGGCTGGGCAAGGCACCTCTGTGGGATCTGATGCCGCTCAACAACTCCATGAACGGGCTGTTGCGGGTAGTCGATGACCATGCCGCCCAAGTCGCCCAGCCCGGTGTGGTGGCTGACCGCAATGTGGCTCGTTCAGAACTCGGCAAGTTTAATAGTCGCGCACCCGGTTACCAGATACGCACCAACATGGCCAGCGGTAAGGGTATCTCGGTAGTCAACCCGCCTCCGCTGGATCAATCTCTGTGGCAGCACATCACTTGGATCGAAGCCACGATGAAGTACATGGCCGGGACTGCTGATGTGTCTCAGATCTCCACCCTCAGCCAGATACCCAGCGATGACACGATTGACACGATCATGAAGGCGATGACGCCCGGTATCAGGCTGCGTAGTCGGGTATTAGAGGGTGTGATGAAACAGATCGCCAAGATGTTTCTGTTTAACATTGCTCAGTTTGATTCGATCACCAAGCGCATCGCCCGGTTTGGACCTACAGCTACCACTGCTGAGGACTTTGATTATGATCCGGGATCGTTTGTACCGGATGACGTACCGGACGGCACTCCTGGTGATATTGGATCTACCTTGGACGCCATGGGAGCCAACGAGCCACGCCCCCGGTATGTACGCGCCAAGGTGATGTTCCAGTCGTTTGTGTTCAGCTTTAAACCGGGGTCATTACTCAACAGTGCTGCACAGCAAGACCTCATGGAAGACCTGTTGCTGGCCAAGATGGGGTACTTGAGCGTGTTCACCCTCATGGAGCGTATGGGCCGGATGAACTTCGCACCGCCCTCCATCAAGGTTCCAAATTCCGAATTGGAAAGATTGGCACTGCAACAAGAATTAGGCATTGGCATGATTGCCAACGCACAGGGCCGCAAGGCCACTAACCAAGCACCCCCGTCAGTAGGCAGTAGTGGCGGTGGTCCGATCATTCAAACTAGCTAGGAGATATCATGCTGGACCAGGATTACATTTCGGTCAATGAACCGAATCAGAATTGCAGCTACGAGGCGGCGGTTGCAATGGAGAAATTCAAGGCATCGGTTGGGTTGCCGTCACTGGGGATCTACATTGACGTAGACAGCCGTGGCCCGGTGTCAGACCGGTTCCTCAAGGCCAGTGAAGTGGCTATTGATCCGAATGTACCCGCCACGTTTGTGTCGATGGTCAGCCAGCCCAAAGAGGAAGGCCAAGACGGTCAGTTCGAGAATCTGGGTGCTGATCTCCATCAGGCATCCACCAGCTCGACATCGTTTGAGTTCATCTCCCGGCTGTACGCCAACCGTTATCCGGGCATCACTGACTCCGAAGTGTGGAGCAAAATCACCAGCAGCATCCCCAGTGTCAACGCCGCTGTCAATGGCCGGTTGAATGCTCTGGTGATCTCCGCTGGGTTGGGTTTCAAGTTCGCTAAGTAGTTACCAGTTGCAATAGTTGGTGTTGTGGGTCACAATCACAGTAGGTGAGTGACCATGCGATGTGACGAAGGCCCGGTAAATCGTGTAAGCAAGTCGGCCCCCAAAGCTGATTTGGCCAAGCGGTCTATCGGGTCTTTTTCACGTAGAGCCAAGAACAGCGCCGGTAAATTAGGCAAGCAGTCCGGCCTATCCCAAGGTCTAAACAAGCTACGAGGCAAAGGAGCCGTGAAATAATGTCGTCCCACAAGAGCATTGGCAAGAGCATGTCCAAGCCGTCCAATACCAACAAGCTGTCCAAGACCAAGGGGTTTAGCTCCACGGTCGGCAAAAAGATGGGCAGTTCCATGAAGCAAATGACCGGAAAGATCAAGTAACATGAACCCCAACGCTGCCATTCAACCCATGCCGCCATTGCCGGAAATGCAGACCGGGCCTAGTGGTGGAGGTATGGGAGGTGATCCCAACTCGGCCATGGCAGCGATACTGTCCGGTATTGCGCCGGTCAAAGCTGCCGTGGATGCCATCCGGTCAGCCTGCCAACAAATAGTCCAATCTGGTGCCGTACCAGGAAGTGAGCAAATCTGTGGACAAATCGTGTCATTGTCATCGCAGTTGGTTCCCATGGCGGCTCAACAAGCGTTACAACCTATGGGTGGCGGCGGTGGCATGGGTGGTGGCTTACCGATGCCTCCTCCTCCTGGTGGACCGGCTCCAATGATGGGATAGGTGGATTAGTACATCTGTGTTATATTTCGGGATAGGAGATTTACAAAACTAACATGGACGCTGAACAGCTTTTCAACCACCTGATTGCCGACGCCGGACTGGACGATGTGACCAGAAACCAGCTACTTGCGCTTGCCAAGAATGACAAAATCGCCGCCAAAGCAGCCACGTTTGCCAATCGTTCCGAATTGGAACAAATCGAAACCCAGAAAAAGACACTCGAAGCGTCCTACGCCAAGGCCAGCAATTACGAGAAATGGTACGGGGAAAACTACCCGTTGATTGAAAAGTTGCAGCGTGAGCGTGCTCTGTACGAGGAACGGTACGGTGCTCTGGATGCGGCTGGTGGTACTGGCGGTAATGGTGGTAATGGAGCGGCGGCGGGTATGACACAGGCTGACATCGACAAGTTACTGACCGAGCGGCTGGAGAAGCTGACCGGCCACATGAGCAACACGCTGATTGCCGTCCAAAAGGTTACCGAGCGGCATGTGCGGCGTGGTCGCAAGGATGAACTCGACTGGGCGAAGTTGCAGGAGCTTGCCACGTCCAAGACGGGCGGCAACATCGAAGCGGCCTACGAAGAATGGGACACCCCCAACAAAGAGGCTGAGGCCAAACTCGCCACTGACAAAGAGATTGAACGGAGAGTAAATGAGGAGTTGGCGAAACGCGCCACTCAGTTCAGCTTTCCTGCCGGTGCTGACGGAGGCGGTTCATCGTCCCCCTCACCCCTAACCAGATCACGCGGTACAGACAAACCGACGTACAACCGTGATGCCGTGATAGCTGCGGCAATCAGCGGCAAGGCCAATTAAGGAGCATACATGCCTGATACTCTGAATCAGATTGAGGTCACGACACGTCGGTACATCGACGAGCAGCCGAAGTTGCGTGACTTGGTATTCAACAAAGACCCGCTGATGGACTTCCTCGACGCGAACTGCCTGGAGGAAGTGGCCGGTGGCTCAAGCTGGAACGCGGACATCGAATACGACGTGCAGGATGGCGGTTCGTACTCGAAGGGACAAGACCTCCCGGCAGACCAGCGCCAGATTGAACAGCAGTTGCGGTTTGATCCCAAGTTCCAGACTGTGATGATCCCCTTTTACAAGGAAGACATCAAGGTGCTGAACAACGGGCCGCTGGCTGTGGTCAAGCTGGTGGAGAGTCGCGTGGACAGCGCCTACATGCAGTTGGGCGCTCAGACGGCGTTGCAGTTGTACCTTCAGGGTCAATCAGGCAATTACGTCAAGATGATGAACGGCCTGACGGAAGCGTTGAGTGATGGCACCACCGCCGGCTGGGATGGAAATGCCTACCCGGTGTATGGCACTCTGACCCGCGCCACTTACGGTGGTCGGTTGCTGGCCCCGGCACCGCTGGCCGTCACCTCCATCACGCTGCCCACGATGGAGCAGATGTACCAGAGCGTCAACTTCGGCAGCGGTGAGTACGAACCCAACTTGGGTCTGACCACGGCTGTCGGTCTGGGGTATATCCGCAACAACTACCAGACGCAGCAACGGTTCCAGAATGTCACGGTCGGCAAGGGCGGGTTCCGTGGGCTGGAATACAACGGCGCTGTGATTGTGGCGTCCCGGTATGCCCCCGGATCGTACCTGACGGCCAACTCCGGTACCAATGACCGCGTGGCAACTCGCTACCTGTCGTATACCACTGGTGGTATGGTCACGGCCTACCCCACCGGCAGTCTCGGCACGGGCGAATCCCTGTGGTTCCTCAACGCGCGCAAGCCCCAGATCAAGTACCAGATCAGTTCCAATGCCCCGTTCAACGGTAGCCTGGATGATGATGGATTCATCCCCGCTGCCGGTAATACCAAGATCGTCGGCAAGGTGCTGTTGGCACACAACCTCGTGGTGCTCCCCGGCTACCACTGCTACTGCTACGGTTTCACCAGCTAGTAGACAATCCAGGCAACTCAGGAGAGAAATCACATGCAGGTTTATACTCGAATCCAAAACCCGTACATGCCGCAAGGCACGGCAAACTCGACCAACTTCCCGGTGGCTTCCATGCCCGCCGGGGAGATTGGTTGTGCGTTCAACGACCAATCCACCGGACGGACCCATCTACGGGTCAAGCTGGACTCGGGCGCGACATCGGCCAATGCGGTCGGTGCTCCGGCTGTGGGTCAGCTTGCCTTTTGGAAGGATCGGTCTGCTGCGATTGTCACCAACGATGCACGCCAGAGCCAAAACGCGACTGCCGGTGCCATCAACTCGGTGGCCGGTGTGTTCACGGTGGCTGCTACCCCCGGTGGTGGAGTCAACGGCGCTGACGGCAACCCGCTCCAGTACGTGACCGATATCTGTATCCGGGGCCTGAGTGTCCCGACGTACAGCGACGGCACGGCACTCATCGGGGCACAGGCGACCGCTGATGCGACGGCCAGCACTGCCCGTGTCAAGTACACGAGCGGCGTCAACACGGCCCCGGTCAGCCAAGTCATCGGTGTGATGCGGTCCTCCACCGTTACCAACAACCTCGTGCCGGTCGATATTGAACTCGGCTACGCGGTTGGAGCGTAAGGAGATACCATGCCAGCGGTAACCCAGAACTCGGCTTATCCCGCAACCCGTCATGTGTTCGGGGACTGTGTGACTCGGTTCTTCACAGTCTCCGGCGCATCCGGTTCCACGCTTGTCACCGGGCAGAAGAATGTTCTGTTCGTCGCCAATCAACCCTTCACCAAAGCCGGTACTGCCAGCCTCATCACGGGGATTGCAGAGTCCGGTGGTACCCTCACCTTCACCAGCAGCAATGACATGGTGAATGAAGTAATCGAAGTTATCAGCCGGGTTGGGTAACCCCAATCTTCCAAGTTGGAACTTTGATCCATGGATGACTTCAACACACTCTCGAATCGACTGCTGACTAGGGTTCCCAAGGCCGGGATAATGTTGGCCCAGCAATGGGTGAACGACTCCTGGCAAACTCTACAGTCGATGCGAGAGTGGAGTTGGAGACGGCGGTTTGGCACCATTGCCCCGCCGAACCTCTATGCGACCGGTACCGTATCAACCAATGTGGGCGTGGGACTGCCAACCACGCTTACTGGTATTGGCACTAGCTGGACCCAGGACATGATAGGCCGTCAGATACGCATCGGCGGTCTGATGTATCCGTATTACACGATCATCGGGTGGAACAGTGCCACCTCGATTGAGATCAGCGCACCGTGGGCTGGGCCGGATGTGACCCACCAGACCTACACGATGCTCAAAATCTACTATGATATGCCCAGTGATTTTGGGTATTTCTACTATGTGGTGAGCATCAAAGACGCATACCGGTTGTGGATCAATGTAACCGAGAACGATCTGGCGATGATGGACCCCCAACGGACCAACACCGGCCAGACGTATGCGATTGCATTCCGTGGGTACAATGACGCCTACGGTGGGTCAATTGGCCCAGTGATGCGTGTGAGTGGGTCAGGTGACTCACCGGTATCTACCACGTCGTATGGCTATACGTTTGTGACCAATGCCACCTATGTGGTTCAGGTGGTGACTGGTGGAGTAACTGGGGTGGCCACATTCCAGTGGATGCGTGCCGGTCAGACATCGTTTACTGGCCCAGTACTGTCCACCGAAGAGGCACAGGACTTGATGGATGGCGTGATGTTGTACTGGCCCACCGGCAACACCTACGTGGCCAATGATGTATTTATCGTCAATTGCCTGTCACAAGTCACCGAGAGCGCCCCGCAGTACGAGATGTGGCCAGCGCCGACGTTCAATGGGTACCTGTATCCGTACTGCTACATCGCCAAAGAATATGCCCTGACCACTCAACAGCCCAAGCTGCCGCCGTTCATTGCGAACCGTGGCGAGGTGCTGTTGGAGATGGCCCTGGTCAAAGCAGCCGAATGGCCCGGTTCAGACGAGAAAGAACCCAACCCGTATTTCAGTCTAGCTCTTGCCAAGCGCCACCAGGACAAGTCCCAGCAGTTGATCTGGGATCTGGAGCGCAATGATGAAGAGGTAGGGGTGACCAATATCACCTACCAGACGTATCCACTATACCCTGCTCCGTGGCTGACTGGAAGTTGGCAGCAGTCACACGCGCCTTTTTTGAACGGCTAACCTATACAAAGGACTTGGTGTTACCAATGAGTGTCTGTACAATAGAGGTATCCCCCACGGATAAAGGATTGCTAATGGATGGAAATTGGCAGGAAATCGTCAGCGCCGTCGTTGCGGTTGTGCTCGGTGCTGTGGCTAAACACTACCACGGTGTCTCTGCCACACGTAAACGTCGAATTTCCAAATTGGAAGTTTCGGCTGATGCGGCAACTGACGCCAACTCGGACCGGTTGGAAGAACGTATGTCGCTAGCCCGCATCGAGGAGATTGTAGTCAAGACCCACGGTGAGGTAACCGGTATGCGTATGCAGCTAACTGACCATGATCGTCGTATCGTGGCGTTAGAG